ACAATAAACTTTTAATGAACAGGAAATAGTAGTCCCATTGAAGTTATAAATTGGGAATAATGTCCATACATAATTTTCTGATTCACGAGTTAATTTGAAACTTCTTTCACCTGTAAAACTCCATTCGGTTGAAGAAACTGTTTTTTGTCCTTCTTGTTTACAAGTTACATCAGATACATTTTTTAAATAATCTGAACCTGAGAAAATATTGTATGAAAATAAGTTATCAGTATCTTTTACAAACATGGTCAAATCATCACTGCATTTATTAATTTTCACATCCTTGAAATCCAAACTTGTTAAATCACCAGTTAAACAGAAACAGAAAACAAAATTAGATGGAACAGTAACATCAAATTTCACTAATGCCCCAGTATCCCTACAAACAAGAATAATACTATCATCCAATACGCCAATATGGAATCGGACCCATTCCCCAACAGATTCACTTGTTAAACCCAATTGTCCAAGATTAAAACCATTCAAAGCACCAGTAACACTTCCACTACTATTTGTTTCAAATAATCCGCAGAAACTATCACTAATCAAACCATCATTCAAACGAACACTAAAATCAATATCAACAAACTGACCTAATACTGGACTGTAAAGGAAACTGACACTAGTATTGTCATCACGATAAATCTTTGTAAATTCAGGGTAAACTTCACGAACAAGATTGCCCATGTCACTCCAGGAGTTAGTGTTATTCAATACACCGAAATCATTGAAAATATAATCTTGTGATAATCGTGCTTGAACATCAAAAATATCCGCATCTTCCAATCTGAAATTATGAGTTACTTCACCATTCAAATCAGTTAAACCATAACCTAATATTTGTCTTGTTTTCTTATTAACAAATTCCACAGGAACCCCATAACAATTAACATTACTGGAATCTGTTACTTTTGCTTTTAATGTTCCTACATCAGCAGTAGTAATCGCATTATTCGGAGTTGTTAAACTAATGTTTGCAGGTTCGGGTAATCCTACATGCAGTATACCATTATTATTAACAGTTACGAAATTTTCTAATATTTCTTTTGTTTGATCTCTATCAAAAAAATGATTGTTAATCATTTTACGTAAATTATATTGTTGAATATTATTAGCCATGAATAAAATCCTCCCATTTTTAATAATGATATAAGAAATTCTGACGGATGTTTAAACCATCACCTGTTTTACTACCTGCACCATTACTATTATGAGCACATATAGCTCCACCAGTAGTAATGTAATAAGCTAAATTTCCGGTTAATGAAGTTTGAGATACAGCAGTTGTTGGTTGATATTCTTCTGGTATTGCACCATCTTTATGTAAATAGATTGTTCCTTTGGTAGCTACACCAACAAGCCAATATGGACTTGGATTTTTATCTTTATTTTTATTATCCTTAGTGGACCCTACACCTTTAAATACACCAGTACGATTATATGTAACTCTTGCTAATCTTAAAGAACGATTAACATATAAATTACAGTAATCTTCAACATTATTATGTCCGGATAAAGTGACTTTCTCCCATTTGATAAGATTAGCAACAGCTTCATTGATTTTATCATTCAAGATTTTTCCTTGGTATGCTGCTAATGATTCACCATCATTATATGCAGCAGCAGACAAGTTATTTATTACTTTATTATGTCCATAATTAGTAGGAGTTCCTTTTCCGTAGACATCTTGAGGACTACTGTGATTTATTTGAGCGTAATCACTATGACTGTGTAATGCTCTTGCAAAATCAGCTGGTCTATACCCATCTAATGTGGTTGCATTGATTTGTAATTCTGATTGAGTATTACTAATAATTTGAATTAACTCTGTTTGGTCTATATAGGTTTCATCCATTTCCAATATTTTATCTGCTAGTTCTTTGAATTTGGATTCTGAAGTGATGATGATGTTATCAATGTTTTCACCATCTTCAGAGTATAGTTTTACTTCAGCTCCAAGCATCCCTGTTTCTTTTTCATAGAAAACTCTTGTTTTATAATCCACCATAATTTCACACCTTGTATTCTAAGTAATTTGGAAGAATGCTGCATTGTTTGTTTAATGCTGATTCTTTTCTTTTCGCATAATAACCAATAGCTAAACCAGTTTCCTCAATATTTGGAGTGTAAACAACTGTTATTATGTCATTTAACATTAAACTTGTTGAATCTGTTTCCACATTCACTAAATTGAAATGAATGGTTTTTGTTAAGTAATCAACTGTGAAATCCACATCTTCAACTAATTCCTGTTCATTATCTCCGCCTTTGTTTAAGTATACATGGCGGATTGGGTCAACTGCTGCTGCTCTTAAAACTATGTATTTGTTTTCCAATACTTCGTTAGTTACTTGTATTGTGTCTTCAAAATAGTCTAAGATTAAAGGCATTTCATCATTAGTTAATCCCTGAATGAATATTGGATTGTAGCTGACTGATAGTTTTCCTGGTTGCATATCATCTAATACAGTTTCATCAAATGTGATTATATCATTATCATAATCTACTGTGTAGTCATACCATTCACCATAACTTTGATAGTATCCTTCACCGTTTGGTATGAGTTGACATTCAAGTATTGGGTATGCAGGAATGTTGCTGAATTGGAATCCGCTGATTATTTGGTTTTCATCTTCATCTAATCCTCCATCAAAGCTTAAATATTCTGTAGTGGATTCATCAGTATATAAGTATGGTTTGATGTATACATTGGATTTCTTTAATGTTTCAAGGATTGTTGGATTGTCAACAAGGTATGTGCATCTTTCATCATCATCAGTTTTACTTGCAATATTGCTTTGATGTGTTTCACTTAACAAGTAGGTGAATTCATCTAATTCTGAAACTGTGATTACTTCAAAATGTTCTTTAACAATTTTATCCTGGATAAGTTCTGCACTACATTCTACCTCACTTGATTCAACTGTAAATGGAGCGTTAGCTCTTCCCCAAACTGCAGCTCCAAGCATTGGTGTGATTTTTGGATTATACATTTGTGTGCGGACATACATGCTTGTTGGTAAAGTACAATGCACAGTAATGTTTACTTTTTGAATGCTTGGTGTTTCAGTATTATTTGTGCTGGTTTGCCACATTTTTGCACGTACAAATAATATGGTTGGTTTGCCAGTTATTGCTGCTCTTGAAGTTCCAATTGTATGCCAGTCTTCTGGTTTGTTTCTATTACCTGTGGTGGAATATTCAAATTCTAGGAATCTTCCTCTGTCATGGTCTGTGTCATCCCATCCGCTGCATTGAGCACTAATATCAATTCCAGTTATTGGATTTGTGAATATTGGTTTAAAATATAAGTAATTATAGTTTTCTTCCTCACTATCGAATGAAACATATTCTTCTGAGTGTTCTACGATTTTACATTCAAAAGCAAAGTCTTGTGGAGTGTATTTTCCTTGTTTATATTCAATTTTATCCAAGTCATTTTTACCATATCTTGTGAATGATCTTCCATTGTTTTCAGATAAAAATGCATCACCATCATTATATCTATGACTGCAGTTTCTTCCCCATCCACCTATTCTTGGTGCTTGCTCCCAATGTGCTAATGGACAGAAAACTACAATAGCATAATGTTCATCTTTAGTTACATTACAAGGAGTATCAAATACAAAACTGTGGAATCCAGGAGTTGCATATTTAGGGTCAAATACTGCTTCTGCTAAAGGATGGTTTATCATTGCAGCATTATTAGCGAGTCGTGTAACTGGATAATATATTGTTTCAGTTTGACGGATATGTGTTCCGTTTTTATTTTTAACCCATTTCCCTTTGTTTTTACCAGAAGTAATTTTCTTATATTTCTGTTTTGTAGTACCTGAAGGCGCAGTTATATATACATATTCAGATGCTTTCTTTTTCTTGTTCCATGTTGTAACAGGTACTTCTTTTGGAGTTGTTGGCCATATTTGAACATATAATGGACTTCCCCATCCAACCCATTTACTACCATTGGTTTCAAGTTGTAATGAAACAGATTCTAATACACCAGTTTTACCACATTTGAATGTTTGAGCACGAACAATTGAAGGAATATTATGTACTTTATGATTTTTTAACCATTCAGGATATAATACATAAGGTTTTGCTTTATTATACCCTACATACCAGTAAGTATTAACTCCACCGTTTTCCTTCATGTTTTTTGTATTGAAATCTTCAGTTACAATCTCTTGTTTTGGTAATACTGCTCTTTTATGTATGGATGCAACACCATCTGATACTGTGGGATATGATTCGATTACACAATCACTTATATCCATATCTAGTAATGATTCGTCGCTGAAATCTATTGGTATGATTACTTCAGTATCACTGTTGAAGTTAACTGTATTGTTCAAACCATTGACTTGAAATCCGTAACTTTTTGTTGGATCAACAACAATGGGGTTGAATCTTTTACGTACATATGGGTTGATGCGGTAGTCTAATCTTTCAATTTCTTGTTTTAGATATTCATCATTTTCACAGTTCTGGTCTGCCCATTGTTTAACTGCATATTGTTGTTCTCCAGTTGATGCTATTTTATTTAAATTTTTATAGATTGGTTTGCAATTTTCGGCCATGTTTAATTCACCTGCACAACAATTTCTTCTTCATTAATATCTCTTAGTTTATCAGAATCTTTTGTAGGTCGGATGTAAAGGTTTTGGGATGTGGAATCATAGTAGTAACCTCCTTTGATTGTGTGTAAATCTTCTATTGTGGTTACTCTTCGATATCCGTTTCCGGTGTTGTTTTCAAATACTCCTATGACTTCGTTCTTTTCTGTGATGTAGAATATGTTGTTTCCTTGGGTGGCTTCTTGCCATCCTCTGCGGATTGAACCTGTTGCTAATTGGAATCTGTATTCTACTGTTACTTCCCCGATTGCACCTGATAAGAATTGGTCATCTATTTTCACATATCGGTCGTGACTTATCATGATTTTGTCATTGAATACTCCGATTTCACTTGTTCCTAACATTTCACTTGCTTTGAATGATGCGGTTAGTATTAATCTTTTGTTTTGTAAATCTGCTTCGCAAGTGCATCTTCTTCTGCTTGTTTCATTACCTAGATTCAAGTCAGATTTTTGAGGTTGGTTGGAACCGTTTCCTACTGCGATGTATTCTATTGGGTTGAATGCATCGTTTATCCATCTGTTTAAAAAGAAGGATTCACCAAATTGTGTGATTAGATTATGATTTGTGAATTCTAATTTTGTATTTAGAAACATTGTTTGTAGGGGAATGCTAATTGTATAACTTCCTGTAACACCGAAATTCATAGGAACACCACTTTTTTATTATTAACTGTCATCTCTGTGAATACTCTTACATGGTTATCTCCAGGTATTGTTGCTGAGTCAACATTTAAATGTAATATTTTCGTTAAAGGCATTAGTTTCTGCAAACGCCTTTCTAAGTTATAACCATTTTCTTGAGGCACATTCGACGGAATATCTAAAGGATTAAAGTATAAATCAAAATTATTAGGAGTCATATATGGTTCATGACGAAAACATTTTTTAACAATTTCTTCACTAAAATCATTATCAGGCATAATTTTATTCTCCATAACTAATTGTTAAAATCAGATCACTATCAATACTGATTGAAGAAATTTTATTATCTAATTTTTCTTCAGTTTCTGTTTTAGTGTAATAATTTTGTAATTGTAATTCTCCTTCTTCACCGATAAATGCATCTAATTTAGTGTCAACTTCTTCTTGAGTATAATAACGAGTATCGTGGTCGTGAGAGCTATCTGATTTATTATTCAATGCGTTATACACAACTTTATTCTGTACAGGGTTTGTTGAACTTGATGATAAACTGCTGTCAACTGTAGTTTTGTTTGCTCCAGTTGCTATACCGTCAAGTTTGGTTTTATCTGCACTGGACATGAATCCGTTAGCAGATGTGGTCGCATTACTATGAACATGGTTACTTGCAGCTTTACCATTTAAAGCAGTTTGCAATCCAGTAATATCTGCAATTACATGAACATGCCCAATTTTAGCATAATCATTGATGTTAAATTCAAGACTGTCAAGTCTTTCCCATTTATTATTATATCGAATATAAATATCATACAAATTCTCTGTTATTTCCGGATTTTCATTATTCGGAACAATATATAACACATTAGTTTTAATATTACTGGTCGGTAAACTGGAAACCGGTACAATTAAAGTTAAATTACTAATTGCAGTTGTTATTTGTGTTCTTACTTCTGCTTGAGTATATGTTTCAGCTTTTGCGTAACATTTGCTTAAAATGTATTCTTCCAATTCTAATGATTTAGTAGTTTCAGTCATAAACAATCATCTCAAAATTTTTAATTTAATTTTTTCCATTTTTTTAAAGATTAAAGATTTTCTCACAACCTAAATAAACAATACCCTCATGAATTGTTCTTTCAAGGGAAACTGTTATGTTAGATGTATTTTGACTTTTATTAACTTGATAATTTGAAGCGCCATTGTAAGTTAAAATTGTTTCAATACCGTCATTGGTTCTGCAAATAATTTTCTGACCGTTTAATGGATGTGTGATTGTGAATCCTAAAACAATCTTTGTATTTGTTGAACTGATTTTAGTAACTGAAATGTATTGATATTCATATTCATCAATGTCATGATCTAATGGTTCGTAAACGATTTCAGAACCATACTCATTAACATATATAACATTATCACTTGCAAGAACAGTTTCATTATCAGTAATACTATAAACCGCACCTTCCAAACCTTTACGGTCATCTAAATATAGGTAAGGTAAGTTTAATAATCTGGTATCGGTTTCGTCTGTGGAATGTTCCACATAAGTTAATCCATCTTCTTCAGTTAGATTTAGATTTGTGACAATTCCATTAAAATCAGATAATCGTGTTAAATCAGATTTTGGAATTTCTTTCCATGATAAAACACCGGTGGTTTGATTTAATTGTAAATCTTTAATAAACAAGTTTTGCTCAACATCATTAATATGAACACCATAATCCACATTTTCAAGTATTGCGGTTTCATGTTCGTTTAATCTGTTTTCATTTGTGAATATCTCTGTGTCCACTAAAGCAGAGTAAGGTTCATCATCTTCGACAAAGGTTATATCTTGTACTGTTAATTGTTTGTTTTGGGATACATTGAAAAAACGAGCACTTGAAAGATTAGTGATTTTTGCATTGTTACAGCCTATGATTGTGCAGTTTTCTTTAACAATACAAGTATTTGGGATTGTTATTTCACCAATAACTGCTATTAAATCCAAGTTACCATTAACACTATCTAATGCTTTTTGTAATGTTTTGAATGGATTGTTTCTAGTTCCGTCATTATTGTCATTTCCTGATGTTCTGACATAGAAATCTGCATCGTTACATCCTCTAACTATTATTGTGATTTCAACTGTTCCAATAATATTGTTTTCTTTGTCTTTTCCAATGAATGTGAAGTTGTTGTCATCGAATTCATCTAATAAACTTGCTTGACATATCCATTGTTTATTAGTGTAGTTTTCTTCTACTATTTCATTGTTTAATAGGATTGTTACTGTGTAATCATCACTAATGTCATCTGCAAGACTGTTTAAGAATTTAAATGTGAAATTAACTGATTGTTTTTTAACTGGTCTTACAGTATTTGCACTTGCATAGAAATATTCTCCAAGACGATTTTTATCATCAAACCATTTGTCTTTGTGTTCCCATGGTTCGGGTGTCCATTCGTCCACGATTAAAGTTTCGTATTCTTGACCTGTGCATGGGTCAGTTCTTGTTTCTTTATGATGTGGATGTCTTAATATGTCAAACCATTTCAGGAGGTATCTTTCACGGTTGAGCATTACAGCAGGGATTCCGTAGAGTTTCCATATCTCTAAAACTGGTGCTGGAGTATCATGTAATCTTAAATTGTATTCTATCATCCGGTGCATGTAATGGTAATCGTCTTCAGTTAACTTGTTGTTGAATGGTGGTTCTGAAGTATAGTATTCCCCAAGGGTGTCTATTGGGATGTATTCTTTACGTGGGATGTGGTTTAGTTTTCCCATTCTGTCCAAACTTAAGTCATGGTCAAATACATTTCCTTGAGGTTCATCGTTTTCCGGCCATCCTTTTATGAGATGGTATTCGTCATATGTTTCAACTTCGATTATGAATTCTGAAGCTGTAATATATTCTGGTTGAATTGTTGGTAAATATTTGGTTATTGTACCTTGATAATTATAGGTTTCAATTTCAACATAGAAAATATCATTAACTATACTGTTTCCTTCATCTTCTTCTTCATCAACCTCATTTACTATAAGGTTTCTGTAAGAATATTCAATAGGTGTTACTAATTGATTATCTTCATAAGAATTAGTGTATATGACAGTATCATTTTTATACAAAGTCACACTTTTCAGATGACTGAAACTCCCACTAACATTAACATCAAAATGCTCATCATCAACATCAATACGCCAAAACAACAACTGATCCAACAACAACTGTTCCTCATGAGAAATTTCTAACTCCTCAATCTCAGACTCATCAACATTAACAAAAGATAACTCATTACGAGTATCATAAGAATAAACATAATCGAAACTAGAAGACTCATCAACACTATTAAAATCCTCAATATAAACAACATTATCATCTTTAAAAATTTTAACAGATTTCAAATTAGGAAAATTAGCAACAAAATTAATCTCATAACTATAAGGCACAGACTGCTCTTTCCAAATCAACAACTTCTTATTTAACTGAAAACTTTGAGAAATCTTAAACAAATCATTAGCTAACTCCTGAAACCTACGATTAGTAACATCTTGAGATTTATAAAAATTAGATGTGCTGCTTTTATCAAAAAACCATGGAAACATATCCATCAAGCTTTTTAAACTATTCTTAACCATACTATACCATCTCAATTAAAATATTATGACTAACCGCAATCTCTTCATCCTCAATACGAATATAATCATCAGGAGTAGAGAAATTAATATCTTTTAATTCAGGAATCTCCTCATCCAAAAACACCGCAAGCTTATGAGGTATGAAATCTTCACCAATACCTAAACCAGTATACCAAGTTCCATCATTCCTATAACCCTCATCAATAAATACCTTAATAGCAGAAACAATCCTATCTTTAATATTATCCTTTTCCAATTCACTATAAGGATTAATCTGGTCAATATCAACATTAACAGATGCTTCAATATCAATATATTTTTCAACTGGAGCAAACATCACAATATCCTCAGTAGCCTGAGTAACTTCAGATTGCAAACGACTATAAGCCTCATTCAACAAGTATGGTGTTCCAGGGTCCAATATAACTTTCATAGTTCCGCTTAAATCCCAATTTGGAATTAACTTATATCCATCAATACCATCAAAATTAGCGAAAAATTCCTCATAAGCTTCATCACTACCTTTAATCAAGATTAAACGCCAATTATATAATAACTCCCTGTACTCATCATCATTATACTCATCAGTTCCACCATGACTAGCATTAGGATTAGTAACTTTGAAATTATATCCTAATTCATCAACAATATTCTCAATAGATTCAGCAGCTATCCTAACACCAGTTCCTGCGTCAACACTTAAACATTGAACACTAGCACTAGTATTATCAACAGAAATAAATAACGGTTCTACAGTTTCATATTCAATACCATCAGCTGTAGAAACAATGATTCCTTCATCAAAACTAATATCATTTTCAAGTTCAACATTATTTAATGTGAAAGTTACCAAAACACTTGCTTTAGTATCTAATGGTCTTGGAACTCCAACTTTAGCACCTATATTATCTAAATCAATTCCAGTAGCTAAATCAATATCATCTTTATTGTAGATGAGTGTTGCATCATCATAATAAATTTCAAACATTTTCGCAATAACAGATTTATCCATAACATAATAATTTGAAATGTCCTGTCGGTTTGCAATAAATGATTCAAAATCTTCAGCTTTACTTGCCAATCCATTATTAACACTATCTTCAAGCATTAATCCGAAAATTTCTTCATAATCTTTTTCAACATAATTCATATGTTTACACTCCCAGTTATAGTTTCATCATTCACACTTGTCACATTAAATTCAACAAGATAAGATTGAACATCAGAGTCAGATACTTTTAAACTATTCACTTCTTGTATTCTCCTCATATTTTCAAGAACTTCAGAGACATACAATTCAATTTCATATCTAACCATTTCCGATTTATTTGCTTTAATCAATTGATGAGCTCTGCAACCAAATTCAGCATATAATGGAATAGAATCAAGCTCTTGAAATCTTGTCATAATTGCAATGCATATAGCATTACGAAGCGAGTCTTTTCCAGTTAAGTTCACATAATCCCCATTTTTCATTTGAATATCCCAATGATTAGCAGTAGAACTAACAGGCAACACTTGAACATCTTCATTCAAAGTCTTCAAAAATTGATAATCATCACTTTCATAATCAACCGGCAATGTCATCGTTATCTTCTCCTTTCAACTCCGCAATAGCTTCAGCTACTTTCAACGCAATCAATTCATCAACTTCTTCTTTTGTATACACTTCTTCTTTAGAGTATAATTCATCTTTAGTGTAAACATTACTAGAATCTGCATAATCAAAATCTTCCATTTCTTCATCTAACTTCCCAACACTCATTGTTGGAGTAGATGGCAAACGATATTCAAAACCATCACGACCAAACTTCAACCAATAAACATTAGTTTCATTCACAGAAATTAATTTAAGATTTCCTGGTGCAGCCGGATTAAAGCCTATAGTTTCCTCATCATCAACAAAATAACCTAAAATCAAATCAAAATCCTTATCAGGAACATCAATTATAAACACATGCTGATGAGCTTTCGGAATAATGCAAGGTTCTTTGAGATCATCACAGAAACTACGTTCATCTGCTAAAGGAGTGTAAAAATCAATTAAATCACCCCCAAACCTATGCAAAGGTTTGCAGATAACTTTCTTATTAGAATTATCTAATTGAACTTCCGCCTTATCCAAATAAGGATAAAACTTTGTAATAACACCAGTTTTTGTTTTCAGATTCTCTGAAACTTTCTCTATCTTTTGAGGAACACTACTGTTAATAATATGATTAACTGGTTCGCTTAACGCTTTCATTAACCTATCATCTGTGACTGTGATTTCTTTAGAATCTACCAAATTAATCAACTCCCATCACTTTCAGAATCACTTGTACTTTCACTTGACTCAGAACTTGTAGAATCATCAGTTTCTTTAGCTTTCTCAGCAGGTTTTGTCCCCAAGTCTGGAGGCCAATCTTCAAGAGTAACATTCACTTTCCAATCCAAATTATCATCATGATTCACTTTAGTCAGATACATGTAACCGTTTAAATGAAAACTTGGGATGTAAACTCTAACCCATTCACCTATACGCCATTCTGGACCTCCATCAATTTTACATTCTAACTGTCGCCCAGAATCTTTTAATAGTTTATTCCATTCATGATAAGCAAAAGCAACAGCATCTTTCTCTGTTTTATTAGATGAAGTGATTGTCTTGGAAACTTCACCAAATCTTTTAATACGAGCATCATCTTTAATGATAAACTTGTTATTATGCCATTTTACAACTAATTTATTTGGAGTGTTCGGATCAATATCGGTTATTGAAATTCCTTCCATGAAAACATTAACATCTTCAATTAACTGTAACTTCGCCGATGTAGGGTCACGTATTTTATTAATGTAAATTGTATCATCACGCAGATAACATTCCACATCCCCATTCCAGCCATATAACACTTCTTGAATAGCTTTTTTAATTGATGAAGCAGAACTACTCCCAGATGATGAACCTGTTTCACCACCCATAGCCTTAACAATATTTTCACCTAATTGTTCGCAGGTTTCACCGAAAACCGCAATACATTTTGATTTAGTAACTTCATTCATTTGAGGATATGTTTTACCATTCAAACTGTCACATGATTTACTGATACAATCCCCATGTTTGTCTTTATGAATGGGACTTTTGTTGAATTCATCCATTGTGGATAATCTTGGTTGTTTCAAATCACCACGTATACCAAAATAAGCATATTTAAAATTAGTGTTCCCATCATATAAATCTGCAATTGCAGTAATACCACTTGCGATTAGGAATACTCCTATTTTTCCTTTTGCCTTACTAGAATAGGAGTAACTTGCAAATTGATTCGGACCGATACCTAATTTTTCCACAGTATTTCCTGCTTTTTCTAATGCTTTTGCAACAGCATTCTGACATGCTGAATCATTTCCGTTGTTGCGGTCACAACCTAATATTACAGTAGCCATAAAAAATCACATCGGAATTTTTGTTCCTTTATTAGTACCTGAAGACGGACCCCAAACTTGACCAAATGCTCTTGTAGTATGCTGTCCACTATTCGCAGCATTATCTGTAGCATATGTTGTTCCACCAACAGTAACACGTACAATATAATGCCCTTGACCATCTTTACCAGGAGTATGATGGATTACAGCTTTGAATCCTCCTTTAATAAACATAGCACAAAGTACATTAGCACCATCAGCACAATTCAAATGTGCTGCTTTCCATGCTTTATCCAAACTTGAGTATTTGCAATTGAAATAATAACTATAAATAACATGAGATTTAAAAGCAGAATCAATTGCTTTAGCTTTTTCTAAATCACTTGTTTTGCCTTCAATAGCTTTTTCAACGGCTTCATCAATAGTAGCACTACCAGTAGATTCACCACTTCCACTACTACTTCCACTTGATGAAACATTTGTATAATCAATTACATCATCTTTCAAACCAGTAACATCAATCTTACATTTCAAACCAGCAGCTTCAATCATTTCTTTTAAAATTTTTGACCTTTTGGTTTTAGTGAAAGTGAAATGTTTTTCTTGATCTAAAAGTTTACTCATACCAACAAGTTTGATGTCAACACTATCTCTTGAGAAAGTCTGCTCACCAATAAACCCTAAAAGACAAACTTGTAAATCATCCCATTTTAAAGGGGTTCCAGTATCATTTGCTTTTTTCAAACAAATCTTTTTTCCTTTAAAGAATCGTGAAGTATCAACTTCAGGAAAAGACACACTTCCATTATTACTCATTCCTTCGTAATCTTCATCAAATCCATTTTCATACATTTCATCATAGTATGCTATTTCTTTGATTTCACCATTCATTGCAACGAATTTCTGTAAATCTTTTTCAGCATCAGAAACATTTTCATCTGTTGAATTTGAAGTGTTTTTCTTTTCTTCTTTTTCATCCGATTTTTTAGAATTCTTTTCTTTATCTTTGTCTTTATCTTTCTTTTTTTCAGTTTCGTAAACTTCAAAACCAGAAAGACCTAAAGGAGGTAGAATTGTAGTTGCCATATATTATCTCCTCCTTTTATTTTTTAACAAGGTATTTTCTAGTATATTTACCAAAGATTCCATCAACAGTTAATTTGCCTTTTGTGGAACGTTGGAAACTTTTAACCGCATCAACAGTCCTTGTATCATAAACTCCGGTTTTGTATTTTTTATTCAAGAATCCTAAATTAATCAGTTTTTGTTGTAATAGTTTCACACAATTGTTCTTTTGCCCTTTACGGAATGGAACATTACATTTGTTTAAAGATTTGTTCAGATTGTTTTCTTCTTTAGTGGTTGTTTTAGTTGTTTTCTTAGTTGCACTAATTTTTTTGATATTAGGAACAACTAATGGAGTTTCACCAGGAATTTTAGATTTCTTATCAGGAATTTCTGTGATATCAACATCATATTCAGTATGATATCGTGAACCTTCCTGAATATTTCTCCTGAAAGTAACAATAGCCATGAACATACCTCCCATCGCTTGGGAGATTACTTCAACTGGCTTGCTTTGTAATTCACTTAATATTTTATCATGAGCATCAGGCCGACCATTAGCTGAATATAAGGTAGTGGTGAAACTGAATTTCCTTTGAATGTATTTTCCTCTTCGAGCTTTCAAAGTACCATTCAATAAAGGTTTGAATTCATAATCCCTCCGGTTGAATGGTTCATCAGCATCAATATTTTCAGCATAAAATGGATATCCTCCAATTTTAACATTTTCCGATACTCCAGTAACAATATCATCATACATTCCCATAAAAATAAACTCCTTAAATATCAACATCAACATTTGTAATGTGATTCATTCCTTCAAATGCAGTAATCATTAATCTTTGAGCATCTTTAACAGTATGGTTACGTGCATCAATTCCAACTGCTCCTTCTTGAACAATAATAGTTACAGGACGATTGTCTTGTTTATCTGGAGCATTACTAACTGTAGTTTTCAAAGCACCAATATGTTCCGCAGTTAAAGTTCCTCCATTAGTGAACATATCCATATCCAATTGAGGATTACCGAATCCCCCAACAATTCCTTTTGCAACTTCATAACTTGCACGAGATAAAGGTTCATAAGCTGCCTGAATAAATTGTTTTGTATATAACATTTCTTGTTTCATGGTACGGGCAATATCCCCTGGAGAACCAACATTAACTCCAGATTTAAATGCTTCTACAACTTCTTTAGCACCAGCTTCAGCAGCTGCTTTAGCAGCACTAATACCACTATCCACAGCTGATTTAACATGCCCCATTTCTGTGCTCATAACACTTGCTAACTGCAAAGTAGATCTCATACCAGTTGTTGTCGCTCTACCCAACATTGCCCCTCCAGACAATGCAGCACTTCCCGCACTATTAACAGCACTAGAAACACTTGTCTGAACAGCACCTGCTAAAGGTGCAAGACCAGATTGCACACCACTAACAATTTGAGTACCAATACCCATTGCAGGTTCAGTAAAACCAGATGCTGCTGCTAATGTAGTTTTCAAATTCTCTAATGTTGTTTGAATAGCACCAAGCATTGTATCTGCGGTTGCACCATCAAAAGTAACAGTGTTAAGTTTAGCTAATTCTGTAGCAGCATTTTGAACATTAGTTACCGCAGTAGTGATTATACTTGAATCGAATTCTCCAATACCACTATTTCCAATTGTCATTAATGTAGTTGAAACTTCACTAACTTTTTGTAAAGCAGTTCCTATTTGTGTTATTTTTTCTGTGATTCCTTCATCGATTGCAGATAAAGCAGATAATTCTGCGAGTTTCTGTGATGCAGTGATTAAATCGTTTTTAATTTTTTCTAATCCTCCTGCAACATCGTAACCGCCGAATAATCCTTCAACCCAACTATCAAAACCAGAACCAACCATTCCTTTAATAGTGGTAACTGTATCATTGACTGTTGTTAATGTGCTTCCGACTTTTTGGATTTTTGTAGAAACATCATCAGGGATTTCACTTATTCCTGTAAAACCGGCTAATGCTACACTTGCATCAATAATGTCTTGTTTCACATTTTCTAATGCAGTTTGAATGTCCACACCTTCACCGAAGATTCCGCTAATGAAACCTCCAATCATATCGTCCCAGTTTTGACCGTCACGAATACTGCGTAATGCGGACATAGCATCTCCAACACTAGCGAGACTGTTACATACATTTTGAATATTCTGTGCAACACCACTATCTAATGGGGTGATGCCTGAGAATTCATTTAGTTTTTCAGAAGCGCTAATAATATCATTTTTAGCTTGTTCTAATCCTGCAGTAACACTATCAAAACCTAAAAGGTTAGCAACAAAATTACTGAAACCAGTTACAATATTATTCCAAGTTAAAGAACCCATTGCTTCAGCAACACTACCTAATGTTTCACTAATAGTTTTGATTTTAGTTGCAACACTTGGATCAATAGCAACAGTATTGAATTGTGATAACTTTTGACCGGCTTCTTTCAATGCATTTACAGCAGTATCTAATGGTCCGAGAATTCCTGTGAATCCTCCAGTCATTACGGCCAGTCCAGTCATAATGGATGCGAATGACATTGCAGCCATAGCAACTCCAACCCAAGCTAATGCGGTTGCTACTTGACTTATGCCTTTAACTGCACCATCTAAGTTAACATCATCGAAGTTTAATGATTGCATGAAATCCGCTAATAATTTCAGGAATACCATTGCTTCAGCAGCAATCAAAGCCACGATAGGAATCATGATAATGATTACTGCGGATAATGCGAGCAATGGTACAATCATGGATGTGAATGCTGCACTTAGACTTGTTGCACCGGCAGCTGCTGCTGTTCCACCTGCTGCACCTGCTTCCATTGCAGGGCCTGCTGCAGTTGCTGCTTCACCTGCTGCTGCGGCTGCACCCATTCCTTCTGCAATGTCACCAGCACCTTCTAATGTTTTACTAATATCAGATGCTTCATCAACAATGTCAGCAACTTCTTCTCCACCTTTGAAGAAGTTTTTTATTCCACCAAATAAATCAGATATGTTTCCTTTAACTCCTTTGTCTTTTCTCAATTTGAGTTTGTCAAAGAAACCGCTTTGAGCATAATCTAAACCCCATTGTAATTCATCTTTAGCTTCATCAATTTTAGCTAACTCTTTCACTACTTCTCCGGCTTTATCTCTTTCAGATTGATTTAATTTAATTAATTCATCAAAAGCAGAGAAATTATCTTTTCTTGCAGCTTGTATTTCTGCTAAAGATTTTTTACCATTTTTTAAACTATCATCATTCAATAAATCAGAGAAATAATCCATTTCTTTCTTTTTAGGTTTAAATTGACTTCCTTTGTTATAATACATGTTTGAACCAAAGTCTTGAAGATAATCCATATCTTCTTGTATTTGGCCTTGTTTCTTTTTTAATGAATCTAATTCTTTCATTAACTTATCCGCATCTTGATTTGATTTTTTATTGTTTTGAACCAAGTCAGATAACATTAATGCATCAAATCCACCTTCTACGATTTTTTCTCCTTTACCGGCTTTTTTACCTGCTTGTGCTCCAGCACCTACAGCACCACCAACACCAGCAATTCCAGCACCCATATCACTAATGTTACTGACAGTATTAATAGCATCTCCTGCTGCTTCCGCAGCTTCACCAGTGCCTTTAATAACATTTTTCAAAGCAACGAAACCATCTTTTAAATCCCTTATACCATTAACTGTAGTGGAAATATTCCAAAACCCTTGGTTCATAGCATCAATACCACCACTAACAACAAGCATTGAAGCTGCAAGACTTCCACCCAATTCACTATCTAAATCAATGAATCCACGTTTAATATCCTTAATAACCGGTAAGAATTCATTACCAATTTTTTTAGCTGCACGACTGAATGATTTACCAATCAATGCATCTAAACCAGTGTTGGTTTCCATTAACTTTTCTGTTGAACCAGTTACCTTATCAACAGCTTTCATGAAACCTTCAACATCTTTTTCATCACCATTCCAATAACCAGTACGTTCCAATGCATCTTGAGTAATACCATACTGGTCAAGTGATGCGAAAGCACCTTTAACACCTTTGGATAAATCCATCATGGATTGTTGTGCAAGGTCTGTTGAACCTGTCTGTGCTAATACTGCTGCACCAAAGTTAGCCATTTCATCAGTGATGTTGGTCATTTCTTTATCTGTAGCACCAGTAGCAGATTTAAATGCTTTTAAAGCAGGAATCAATTCTTGCATTGAAGTTAAACTTGAATCTGTAGTTTTATCTACTTTCTCATAAAACTTATCATAGTTTTTACCCGCATCATCAAGCATGTTCTCTAATAATACTGCATTGGTTTCTGCTTTGGAAGTTGTTCCAAAAATGTTATCTAAAGCAGATTTACCAGTTAAAGATTGCATGACATTATCAGAGACTTGTCCGAGATTCATCATTCCCATGTTAATACTAGATAATGAAGATGAAATGCTTGAAGCCATACTTTTAGCATTAGCATCTATTTGACCAAACATTTGGGAAGCATTATCCCTCCCACCGACGGTAAGCATTATTTCTTCTGTAGTATTAACCATTCTTATCTTCTCCTCATACGTTTTGATTTAGATTTAGCTTTTTGGGCTTCTTTTTTCATTTGTTTAATTCTTTTTTGTTCGGCTTTGATTTCTTCACCATATTTCCGCATAAGTAGTATAATATCCCAATCACGATTATAAAAACCACGAATAACTTCACTAATTGGGATGCATAAGTGTTTACTGACACGGAAATAAACTTCTCCAACGAAACTATCTAACATCTGGAAATAAGTCAACTTCTAATCCTTCATCAATACGGACAATTTCTTTGCATCGATTATAGATTAAAACACGAGTTCCAATATCAATAGTTTTCCAGAATTTTTTGCGAGCAGATTTATTTAAATCTTCATCGCCAACCAATTCCACATGGTTGATTAAAAAAGTAGTAATAACATCATTGTTTTTATCAACGTCACCTAATTTTTCAACAATTTTGTCTTGAATGGATTGTTGCATTTTTTCTTCTTCTGGAGATAATGGTACACCATTAGTTGCTTTACTGTACACCATCTTTTCAGATTTACTTAAATCACGGAATACTCTTGTTTGAGCATCTAATAAATCCATATATTCATTATCTGATAATGGTTTTAAACGGAATTCTAAACGGTATACTTGTCCATGTATTTTCACATGCATGTCAAACCTGTAACGGTTTGGATCATCTAATAAATTTAATAATTCAGTTGAAGATTGTATAACTTTAATATTCGCATCAATATTTTCTTCTAATTCAACACTATCGTATTTATTGAAATATTCACGATATTTGTCTAATAATACTTGTAATTCCTCTAATTCTGTTTGTGTGAATTCTTCTCCATTGATGCATTTTTCTGCTAATATTTTTTCATGTTCTTCAAGGTATCCTAAAGGCAGTCTTTTGCATTCTTCAGGAAATACGTTTTGAAGTGCATATTGGTCTTTTGCGTCTATCATCTTTTTCAGCCTCTCCATATAAAATATTATAATAAAATAATCATGAAAAAAAAATAAAAAAAATAAAAGAAGACTTAACAAAAGTTTTAAATCTTCTTTTTATTGTCTAGGTCTTTCAACACCTAAAGCATTACCACTACAATCAATAGTTGGTCCGTCATCACCATGGCTCATTGTTAATTCAGTGATTTTACAATAAGTCAAAGTTAACCTATGATTGTATTTTCCACCTTTACCGAAATTGTAATATTGAATAGGGAATAATTTACCGGATAATTTATATTCAAGTAAAAGGTCATAGAATTCTGGTTCTACACCAGATAAACCCCATTCCACAGTATCTTTTTTACTGGTTCTACGTGTACCTTGTTCAGAATTAGTGACATATTTAATATCCCCACCTTCTTCACTAAGGTCAACGTTATTTTCATTAGATAAGATAGTAGTTCCATCTAATCTCATTTCAGCTAAATCAAAAGTATTATTGGTTGGGTCAACAGTTATTGCCATGTTATCTAACTCCTAACAGTTGTTACAGGTGCTTCAATATACATAGTGAAGCGGATTAATTCAGTTGAGTTTACAGGAACAGCTACACCTTCAACATCCAAATCGAAAGGATTAGATTCAGATTCTTTAACATCAATATAGGTTCCTTCCATCATGTAGCCAGCTTCTTTCTTCTCAGAAACCAATGTATCAATATCTGCTTGGAGATAAGAGAGATTGACTTCAGTTTCGTTTCTTTTGAGTTGTGGATATAATACTTCAAAAGCATCTCTGATAAGTTGGTCTACATTTCTTCTTGAATGTAACAAACAATCGTTTGGTCTGTTATCAGGATTTTTTGCAAAAGCAGTTGAAACTGCAAGACAGATTTTTGGATGAACACTTTTTCCAGGTTTTTCATCCCTGTTGAAAATGATACCATTATTTTGGATTTCATCTTCTTCATCATCAGTTCTTTCAGTGAAAGTTCCTGCAGGAATAGAACGGTATTCTTCATATCCTGGTTCTTCGCTGAAGTGAGTTGTGAATATTCTTGCACAAGTAATACCGAATTCATCAAATGGTCCAACTAATCCTACTCTTGGGTCTTGAACATAATTGGTTTGTTCGGCATCGTTTAATGCTGCTAATTCAGTCATGGTCATTCCATCAACAGAATAATAAAGAATTCTTGGGTTTCCTTTTTTAGCATCTTCTTTAATTTTAGCAAGACCAGATTCAATGATTGGAATGATTTTTGCAGCAGTATCAGTTTTTGTGAAACCAACTAATACTTCAGCTTGTGCATCTCTTTTGATTTTTGCAGTTGCGAATGCAGCAGTCCATGCAGCATTATTTAATTCCGGTGTTTGGCCGGAAGTTTTTCCAGTACCTAAGTCAATAACATACACATAAGGTACGGTAAGATCATCAGATTCTTTTTTAATATTTTCTTCAAAGAATCCTTTTAAAAATTTAAGAACTGGATTTGTAGCAGGGTCAGTACCAATACCACCATTAGCAACACTTTTTGCAGCTGCAGTATAATTTTTAAATTTTAAAATACCAGTTGCTGGAGTGGTGTTTCCAGTAATACCTATGATAACTGGGATTTCCGCACCATCTCCATTTGGTGTTGGATTGGACTCAGTTTCAAAGTATTTGATTTTTGGAGTTTCACTTAAATCAATTGACATATTTTCTATTCTCCTAAAAAGTTTTTAACATGTTTGTTAAGTTCATCCATGGTTATGGATGGAGTAATATCTTCAATACCATATTCAGACTCTTCTTGTCTGTATTGGGCCAATAAACCTGCTGCACTTAAAGCACCAATGATAATGTAATTTTTTTCAGGGTGTTTTTGAACTGCTTCGTAAAGAATTAACTTTTCCGCAGTTTTTTTAGCAGGAGTATTGTTTTCAGATTTTTTATCAGATTTTTTAGTTGTCATAATAAATCCTCATTAAAATTAATTTCATTGAATAATCTTCCACCAATCCGGTTAAATTGGTAATATTCAAGTTCTATTTTGAAAATTGTCCGGAGTATGGATTCAGATTCATCTAATTCATCTAAATCAGTCATACTATTGACATGGAATGTTCTTTGTGGAATGTTATTAGTTTCAAAAAAAGAAGTGTAATTTGAAATGTTTGGACATTGGCCTTTGTTTGCCCGTCCGTTTTGTGAGTCTAACGCTTCACATGCATCATCGAGTTTACTACAATGATTATCCTCAAAACTGAAATTAGAACAAGTAGTATAATGGTTTGCTTCTAATTGATTAAAACGAGTAATTATAGCATTTATAAGACTTGTTCTTTCTTCTTCTGTATTGCACCAAATGTTAATCCAAACTTCAGCAGAATATAATCTGCGCATATATTGAACATTATCAATTTCAACAGATTGTCTTCTGATGAAAGATTCATCGGCTAATTGCACATTAACACATGGTGTTTGGTCAGATGGAATGTACCTACTGCCGGTAAAAATAAATCGGTTATGTATTGGTAAATGATTGTATAATAAATCGATAAATGCTTTTTCAAGCACATGCATAATTATTCAAAAACTCCCAAAGAGCTTAATTCTTCATGAACATACTCTTTTAGTTTTGGAGCAATTTTTCTTGCAGTACGAGTAACAAAAGGATTAGCAGGCATCTTTGAAGTTCCATATTGTACAAATTGCCAGTATAATGTCCCATTACTTCTTGCATTACTCCTTAATTCACCAGAACATTTATTCTTCTTATATTTATGAATACTTCTTTGCAAATTTCCAGTTGGCTTGTAAGGTGGAACCGACCTTGACATACTATGCCCTGGTCTTGGAACTTCACGTTTGATAATGTTCTCCGCTTCAGATAATGTATGATCTATTCCACGGTCAATTGCATCTTCAAACTTCGCACCACTTTTCAAACCTAACTTTTTATAATAAGAATCAGAGAAATCTACGTTCACAGTAAAAAGATTACCCATACTTAGATTCCCCCTCTTGAATTATTTCTTAATTTTTGCAACAGTATTGTTTTATGAGGTAACAAACCATGATTCCAATTTTCCGGAGTTCCTATTACTTCATAAGATTCCCCATTAACTTTAACTAAATCAGTATCATGGATTTCTGTGTTTTCATCAACAATTAACTTATAAGTGTCAGTTAAAATTTTCCCAAATTCTTTTAAACTTGATGAATCGGATTGACGTTGAAAATTCCCTTTCACAGTTTCACGAAGTTCATAACCGGTTTTAGTACCATGGTAATCGTAATCATCTTCAGTATAAGAATATAATTCGATTTCTTCATTTGGAAAAAACACAGGCATAATTTACACCAACCATCGAACACGTGGGGAATTATAAGATGCTTTTAAACCTTCAATTCGAGTGTAGATACGATTTCCAAGACTGTTGCTTGTATCGTAACTAACTGATTGGTCTGCTTCATGAATACTTGATATCTCACCAGCATTTTGATTTAAACTAGTGAAACCATACAAGACCATATCAGAAATTAATGGATTGAGTTTAGTTTTAATATCCTCATCAGATAATGCGTGAATATATTCAATAACCAACATACCATTATGGAAGTTATTAAGATAAAAGATACCAGCAGTTTCATCAAGGACATAATCCACATCTTCTGTTAATTCAACACCATCAATTTTAAAAGAAGTAACTTCTTGTATAGGGTACCAATCTGATTCAAATAAATCACCATGGAAATCTTTTTTGATTTGCTTACGATTTACAGGGTTAACTGGTAATCCAGTCAGGGCAGTAATTTCAGCAACTTTCAAATCAATCAAAGATTTTAAAACACTTTCATCTTCTAAATCAGAATCAGATACCCCTTGTAATTTTAAAGTGTTTTTTAGTTCTTCAGGAGTAATTAAACTCAATTCATTGATGATAATCCCTCCCTTTAAAAAAAATATAAAATTTATAAAAAAAAATAATAAAAAGGATTTAAAATATTTCATAAACCCTAGTCTTTTCCATCATTAGATGAAGCAGGAGTAGTAGATGTACTGTCTCCTTTGATTTGGTCCATGAGATAATTAAATCTATCTTTTTTACTATGTTTGCATTTTTCAGGCAAGTCTGCCCAGTAATCTTTTGCCATAAATATCAACTTCCTCAGTTATATTTAAGCATTGGATTTTGCATTTTTAGTGTATGGTACAACAATAGTATCCATATCTCTGTGGATTTTAGCATCAGCGTTAGCAACAACCGCAATTTTGTAACCAAGGATGTTAATATCAAATTGGGATAAAATTTCTGCATCGTGTAACATACCGAAGCATAAGTTGGATGGATCACCAATAAATGCATATCTTAAATCAGTTACGTTGGAACCATTACCTGCTGGTAAACCAGTAGTAGTGTTAATTTTCATGGTATCCCAACCGTGTCTGGTTTCTCTGAGAATATTGTCTTGTTTAACTTCCATTCCCATAATCATTGGGATTTTACCATCCTTAAGGATAGCGTCACCGAAGTCAGATTCACGGGTTGCAATGTCTCTTACAACTTTGGTGTACATTTGAGGAGGTACAACAATGTTAGCGTTTTTCATGTTACCATCTTGGTCAACATATAATTCAGCTGCATCGAGTAATCCTTCTAATGCATTATTACTGTATACTAATGGTGCCATACCATTTGCATCAGTAGTGTTGTCAGCTTGAATAGCTTTAGCTTGAGCAAGAATACCATTGTTAGTTGCAAAACCAGTTGCTTCACCGGTTTGAGTATTTACACTAGAATCAGAGTAAATACCAAATCTTTCAAGAGCAGGACCAGATTGTTCACCAACGTAACTGGTGAAGATAGTTAAGAACTCTTCTTTAGCAATGTTTTCTAATAAGAAGTTTCTTGAAATACTGGTCATTGCTTGTAAAGGTTTAGCAATTAATTGTTTCCTACCGAATTTAGGTGCAGTTTCATTTTGAGTTAATGGAGTTGAAGCACCGGTGGAAGGGTCTCTTTGTGCATCGAAGTCTAAGTCTACATCTAAATCATCAATGTCTCTGATTAAAGCAGACATGGTTAATACACGAGATTGTTTTAATAATTCTGGTTCGTGTTGTACTGGGGTGAAGAAGTCTTCTTCAAATTCTGGTTCAGCCCATGCAGGGTTTAATTTACCTTCTGCATCGAATGCTCCATCAGCAAATTTCACATTAAAGTTTTGTTGTCCTAAGATTTTTTCTTCTATAGATATCATAAAAATTATCTCCTAAGAGTTTTAGTTTAAAAGTCGAAAAGTGTGTTACAAATTTGTAACGGGTTAAAAAAAAAATATTTAAATTATAATTTTATACGTAATCAAGGTTTCTACCGAATTCATCACGTCTAATTTTATTTTTAGACATGGATTTTTCTTCTAATTTACGTGAAGTTTTCCTAGATTCTTTTTTGAATTTGTCAAATTTGGATTTGATTGATTTTTCATTCATTTGTTTGACAATCTCATCGTGAACCATTTGTGGGATTGATTTTTCTTCAATACAATCTTCATCGGATTTTTCATCTTCTGGTGATTCAGTTTCATCTTCTTTTTCTAAATCTCCAGTTTCTGGTTCACTTATTCCTGCTTCAGATTTAACTTCTTCTGTTTCTTCTTCAGGTTCAATAACTTCAGGTTCTTCAGTAGAAGCATCTTCTTCTTTTGGTTCGTCTTCAGGAATTTCTTTTTCATCAACAGTATCTTGAATAGTATTACTTGCTTTTAATTCTGCAATTACACGGTCTGCAACTTCTTGTGCAGCTTTACTTGCAGAAGCATCAGAAATACTTTCAAGCTCTGGACGAAGATTGTCAATGATACGAGGTTCTAATTCAGCAACAACCTCATTCATTAAATCTTTCACTGCATTTGTTTGAGCCTCAGATAAACCAGCACCAACATCATCATTATTATTAGCTTTTTCTTCTACTGGTTCTTCTGGAATTTCTTCTTCAATTTTTTCATTGTCTTTCTTTTCCATAGTTTCACCATCATCGTTTGTTATCGCGTGATAACATGCACCAGTCAAACAGTTGCTGGCTATCAAATTTTGGCTTTTATATTCAACAGTACCGTAGGTATCCCAGTTCATTGGGATGTAGGTTAAGGTAATGTCTTTCAAGTCATAATCAACAATTAACAAGCCTTCTGGTGTTCTTTGTTTTTTAGGGAATCCGGAAATACTGAAACCGAAGTTCATTCCGATGTCAAGTCTTTCTTTGATTCCTTTTGCATATTCGGATAAGATAGTTCCTTTAATCCAAAGTTGATTATCTTTTATCCATGCATCAATGACTGCACCAATTCCACCTTCGTAATGTCTATTGTGGTCACGGTATATGTTGATCCCAATAGCTTGTTTTGCTAATGAGTTTAATACTTCAGGTGATACGATTTCATTAGCATAGTCTTTGTTGGTGGTGGAAGCGACTCCGATAATTGTTAATGTTCCATCATCGTTTAAGTCATAGGATTTACTTTCAATGGGTAAACCGTAGACACGATATTCCATAGCTTCAGTCATTTTGTATCACAATTCTAAAATTTTTATAGGTTTTTGTTCTTTTCACTGATTGAAAGTGATTTTTATCTTTTAACCTTTATTCTTAATTTTTTTTAGATAGCAAGAGCTAACACGAACCTATTTTGCTAAAAAAATAATATAAAGAATGAAAAGGTTTAAGATTTGTTAAAGAACATATGATAAATTTTAAATAGTTTTTTTTATAGGTGGAAATAATCCTATTTGATTTTAGGATGTGTTTTTGTTTCGATTATTAAAATAGTGAAAAAAGTGAAAAGAGAGTGAAAAAATGAAAAAAACTTTTTTTAATATTTTAATAAGCATTTTAGAGGATTATTTCAAATTTAGAGTTACCTATAAAAAAAACTACGCAGATGTATATAGAGGAGGTAAAAAAATTACTTTTTCTACCCGAGGCACATATTTTGTTTGACGCAAAAAGTAAAAGGCTTTGTGCAGAAGCAGAGTTTTTTGTGTTTAGTGAGGGTAGGATAGTTTAGTGACATAACTACCCAGGATTGGTCAAAGTCGAATAAACCAAAAAAAATATTGGTGATTTTTTTTATGAAGATTCGTAGATATCAGATAAAGCAAACGAAGTTCATTTTTTTTTACTAAACAGCCTTTTTTTTAGGTGAATAGTTTAGCCACGTGTTCAGGTGGAGTCCTATTAAAGTAGCGAAATGACTTTGATAAAATTTGAAAAAGACCAAATAATATATGGACTTGGTCTTTTTCAAGTTGAGGTTTTAAAATAGAAAGTTGTTATATTCGATGAATTTTAAAGGTTTGGAGGATTAAAAGATACATGGATAAAAATCTTTTTATCCTCCAATGTTTGTTTTTTTAATATACCTTTATTTTGGAGACTTGTATATTAAAATAGTTGTTTTTGACTATTATTTTCAGTTTTTTAAATGACAGAATTTAATTTTTTTTTTACACCATTTTTTTTGGGTGATGTGAAGGTTTAAACTTCAGTATTTATCACCATATGATTTTATGTTGGGGGTTTGGTTGTATTGTAACACTTAAATGTAATAAATATTTTACAATGTATTTGGTCTATTAAAAAAGGCCACAACCTTCACTCAAAAAGCCATGACCTATAATACACTAATGCAATAAACATAAAAAAACAGAATTAAGTAACACTAACCAGAACACCATCCTTATCATAACCCCCACCTTTACCAGGTAAACCTGGAGCAGGAGAAACAGTATACCACACAGCCTCATCAGCAGTTTCAGATATCAACAATTCATGAAGATCATCTTCAAAACGATAAAAAGTATCATCCTCAAACCGTTCAGTAGAATAAGATTTAAAATCCCCATCAACCTCAATATTCAAAACCGCATCAGATAACTTGAGGAACAAATCAAATTTATTAAGTAAATCTTTGATAAGCATGATATTCACCAGTTTAGTTAATAATAGATTATGCATATCTTCCTATAAATATTTTTAGATATAAGTGAAATCAGTTGGTTTAAGACTTCTCCATTTCGCAACGGCCCAATCATAAGTGATTTTATGAAGCTTAATCCACTCATCCCAAGGAACCATCTCATAAACATAAAGACCAACATTTCTTTGCATAGTAGCTTGAGATTTATCAGCTAAATCATCCATAGCAGCCATGGAACCAGTCTCAGCCCAATTCTCAGAGATATCAATTTTTCTCCAACCATCACCATACCAAGAACAATGCTCAACACGATAACCATTATCACTTAACCATTTCTCTTCTTCTTTAACAATATCCTTCCATTCTTTAGTGGAACAAATACCATATTCACGTTTATTTATGGCTTCACGAGCATCCCAATATTCACTGCGAGAATACTTTGAAGGGTTCTTAAGAACATCAACATATTTCTTTTTAGTTAAACTAAAATCAAGACAATGACTCATTTCATGATACATAGTCTGCCGAACATTACCCCTTTCGGTTTGATTCCTGTTAAATGAATTAGGTAACACTCTAACAACTTTATCATTCCAAGTAGTATAACCTAAAGTTCTTCTTTTATTTTCATTAACAAAATCAATACCATTAGTTGCGAATTTAAAAATATCCGGAGACTCTTTATACATCTTTATAATCTCTTTCAAATCATAAGTACATTTGCCAGAGTTAGTATTATCAATGTATTTTTTAGCCCCAGTATTTTTAGTGAAGTAAACATCAAGATTAATCACTACATCATGGTTAATTGTTTTACCAGTTTTTGAATCAGTGAAAGTTAAGTGATCTGTGAACTTCTGAGTAGGTCGACCTTTACTATCAGTACCACGCTCATAATCCAAATTATAAAATGCTGCAACATCTTCAGGAGTTTTCAAATTATCATAAGTCAACTCAGATGTTGGTCTTGACTGTTCGGATTTAGGTTGATTATTTGAAGTTTTTCTTTTACGTGGTTCTTTATAATCTTCACGAATTCCTCTGCGAATTGTAAATCCACGGTCTAACCATTCTTGAGTATTAAATCCTTTAAGAAGAGAATCACCAAAAGTTTTATTATATAAATCTTTTAATTGTTTCTCATCCATTATACCTTTAGCTTTGGCATCTTGAACTTTCTGTAATGCATCGACTTGTGCGCTTTTGTACACTACTTCCATTTCATATTGACCATGCCTTACTGTGTGCAAATCAAGTTTTTCGGTACTGTGAATGTACCATAATTCCTTGTTAGATACAATGATATGTTCTGAACCGGACAAGCTTCTGACATGCTTTAAATCAGTTAAGCTAGGGAATGTTTGGTCTTCACTATTTGAGATTGTTCTGATTGTGTTGCATTGTTTATCAACATAATAATCTCTGAAGTTAATAACTCCACGTTGGCCTCTGATTTCTTTACCAATTAATTCACCAGTTTCTGGGTTGAACTCATAACCGTATCTGTTTTGGTTTTTAACCTTTTTAGTTGACCATTTAAGAATCTCTTCAAGTGTAGTTTCATTTAATGGTAAGTCTTTTTTCAAGTCAGATACTTTTTCATCATATTTTGGTTCCGGTAAAGGTTCAGGTTTTGGCTCCGGTTTAGGTTCTGGTTTTGGAGTTGGTTCTTCTTTCTTAGGTTTAGGTTTTTCCTTTTTAGGTTTAACCGGTTTAGTTTCACCACCTAAAGCTTTTTTCTTCAACTCTAAAAACTTCTTCTCCAAGAAAGCTAAACGTTTCTGATGCTTTGCAATCTCTTCAGCAGGAGCATCAGGATTATCTTTCAACCATTGTCTTTGCCTTGGAATGTTGCGTTTGCAACTATCATATTTCTCCCGTTCAGCAGGACGCAAGTTTTTCATTAACTGTTCCTTTGTAGGTTCAGGTAAATCTTCTTCCTGTTTGCGAACAGTTACAGATAAAGGAGTTAAATTAATAACTGGAGGATTACTTGGAGGGTCAGTTTTAGTTTCCCAAACAGTTAAGTAAGTGCATCTGCAATGAGGATGAAACGGAGGGAAACGCCCACCTTTAATTAAACTAACAATACTATGAACCTTTTCCCTTTCAAGTAATTCCGGAGAAAATACTCTTGGTTCATCTTTATTGAATTTATAAGCATATTCAAGACAGGTAGTGCAAACATGACTATCCTCAGCAGTTAACAGTTTAACATCAACAAATCCTTCATTTAAATATGATTGCACCATACCAGTATTCTGCATACGGGAGGTTTCTGTTTTCGCAATCATTGTTGCTCTTTGACGAGCAGTTAATGGTGAACCATCTAATGGAGTAACACCGGCTTTCTGCAATGTCCTTGCAAGATTATAAGGGTTTTCACCAGATATGATTCCTTGCAATATTTTATTTTTAACTGTAGCTTGCAGGTCTCCAGTTAAACTTTGTATTAAATGATAATTGTAATCTTTAGCTAAGCGGATAGCTTGAATGTCCGCATCTGTGTAACGGATAGTTTCACGGATATTCTCATAACCTTTTTGTTTACCATGGTCATATATAGCGTCAAGTAAATCATCAACATCTTCATAACTGTTATCGAATATATCATCCCATGCATCTTCTAAAGCATCAAAGATTTCTTTTTCTATTTCTGCATGTTCAAAGAAATAATCTATTGCTTCATCAGATTCTAACCATGCGATTGATTCTCCAATTTGACTGTCAAGCAGATCATCAATTAACTGATAGTATTTACTGGTATCTTCATCATTGATACTTTTACTATCAAACAATCCCCATAAATCTAATTCATCAATTAATAATTGATTTGTGAGAACCCTTTCGTTTACAGTTATCATTAGTATTCTTTCCTTAATCTTTCCATGAGTAATGCTTTTTGCAAGTTTTTATTTTCTAAAGCAAGACTTTTAGAATCAGAAGTTAATAATTGATTTACACCAGCTTGACCATATCCTAATGGTTCGTCACCCCAATCCACAGGGTCCCAACCATAATTTTTACGGACCTCATTAACAGTACGTATTCCATCACGTATCTGTGTTGATTCAATGTTGGCTCTTTTCAGTTCATCTTCAATATCCATTTCATTGAATTGGAATACTTCATCAAAGCCATTACGGCCTAATGCTTTGTTGAATGCTGCTTCATAAAATTTTGCTTTAGCATTCATCACATTTTTGAACTGTTCTTTTTGAGCTTCACCATTACCGCTTCCAAGGTTTGCGGTTTCGATAACTCCAATCATTGCTGGGGGTACACGGAATAAACTTATAATCATATCTCTGCACATGTTCATCATGTTAACATAATCCATGTCTTTATTGGTGACTTTTGCAGATTGATATGATGCTCCTTTAACTGCTAACATTCCACCTTTCTCCCTGACTTGTGATTGTATCATAGCTTGCAATCGGAGCAATTCTTTATTGAATAGGTTATCTTCCATATCCTTATCAAAACTTAATATTGCAGTTGGATCAATACCTGCATTTTCCATTAGTTTTTGATTGTAGTCTAATCCAAGCCACATCATCAGTAATGGTTTTTGGATTGTTTCCAATTTGGATACGCCGAATTTTGATTCTTTAAATTCAATGGATGGTTCGTAGATATGGATTAATTCATCCGGTTCATATCTTATATTTGGTTTATTCCTGAAACCATATTGGTCGGTATCATCAAACCATCTTAACAAGCTTGCAGGCACATATTGTAACCCATTAATGATATGGTAATTGTTATGGTCATAGTCAAATTCTTCATAGTTTACTTCGATAAATGTATCTCCTATGAGTTCTTGACTGTTAACTAATTGTCTGATAAATACGGGGAATGTTAATGCTGATTCATTCCCTTCAGGTTGATTGAATAAATTAGTAAGGTAACGTGTGTTGTTCACGTTGACTGTGAATTCATCTGGATTGTTTATCTTAAACCCATTAATCAGGAAAGTGTCTGATATTGCATTTACACAACTAAAGACATATGGGTTCTGTTGTGCTTTTTTAAAGAATGAGAATTCACCAGCTGTTTTATTAGCTATACTAAATAAGAAACCATATTGGCGCACATACTCTTGGAAGAGACTATCTTCATATGGTTTTCGGATTACTGGCATTACAGCATTCCTAAATTTTGATTTTATATTCATACGAAAGTTATCTAACATTATAATTATCTCCCTTAAAAGTAGATTACACCTAATGGTGTGGCATCTGTTGTTATTTCAGCTGGACCGAATAATCCACCTCTCCACATGTCGGGGCAGTGGTCATTTATTTTTAATGGTTTATCTTCTCCTCTTTGTTGAGCTTTCTTATCCCAACTGTAGGTTTGTGCTTGACTTACACTATTAACACAGTCCTGGTGGATTAAGAATTTTTGATTATTGAATAAGTTTTGTATTTTCTTGATGTCTTCATATGTATCTGGTGCATATGTCTGGACATTCATTTTTAATCTGCTGTCTTTTTGACAAGCAGTTTTCAATGATGCTGCATCATGGGGTAAGTATACTGTGTTGTTTTCATTTAAGTTATATTTGTCTTGTAAGTGTACTATATCATCAACACGTTCACTATCTGATTGTGCCACTCCGATTTCTTCTTTATCGTAGTAGGTTTCTTCCAATAGGTAGTAGGTGTTACCTTGATGGGTGTCATAGTGTATTCCCATAACACCAAAAGTTGTAACAGTTGATACTCCGTAATCGCAGCATATGTTAATATTATGAATTTTTTGATCTTCCGGAAATTCATTATTTAAGTAATTCCATGTGAACACATTTTTATTAGTGTCAAACATGTCATAGATTGCTCCTTCAGCAATAACCCATTCACCAAGAATATTCCTTTTATAGAACACTTCAGATTTCTGATTAACACGTTTTAATTCTTCAACATATTCTGTTGGTAAATTAGGATTGTCATCTAATAAGAACTTCCATGTCTTAACAGTTCCAGCTTCCAGTAAATCATGATTGTTAATATAATTAACAAAAATATAATGATAAGGACTGTCAGGGTTAGTGTTCCAGAACATTTTAGCTCCAACATCCGAACACCGTGATATTGCCATTTCTACCGCAGACTGCGGACACCTTGCAATCTCATCAGCATACCAACCACCGACAGACATACCTGCGATGACATCAACAGCTTTCTCATCATTGAAACCCATCACATAACAGGTTTTACCATCAATGATTAATTCACCATCATAAGCATGAAACTCATAAGGGATATCCTCAGTATTCATCATCGCAATTAAAGGATTAATAACATTCCTTTTCAAAGATGATGAAGTCTTACCACTTATTAAAAATTCATTTGAATCTGATTCAGCAAGAAATGTCAACCATCTTGCATTACAAGTAATAGTCTTACCAGACCTTACTGATCCATAAGCAATATTAATCCAAGCATCACTATTCTCAAAAAAGTTAACAGCAGTACGGCCAAACTCACCATATTCAAAATAATTCTTACTTGGCCTCATCTTCCCGCCTATGCTTATCTTTACTATTTCTTATAGCATCAGCAAGACCATTCAAACCTTTATGATTAACATCAGCTTCAATCTTCTCCCGCTTACCATACAAGTTCGGATGCCTACGTTCCAACATCCAAGCTGCAGCTTGCCAATGTTCCATACTAGCATTTGTAATAACCTGTTCAAAATTATGCAAAGCTTTCGATTTAGCTTTATCAACACATTCTTTGAACTTAACAAACTTAGTCCTACCTTTCGCATTCTCCGCTCTATCCATCCAATTATAATATGTTCTTTCAGTAATGCCAACATATCCACAGGCACCTAAAATACTATCTCCATTCTCAATAGCTTGACAGAACTTTTCTTGCAATTCTGGAGTTAATTTAGTCTTAGCCATAGGATTAATCCCCTCCTTTTTTTTAATACTGAAATAACTGAAAATAAATAAAAAAAAATTTATGATATTTTCTCCAATACATTCACACGAATATGCTCAGCAACTGCTCTCATTAAGTTTGGTGGTACACTATTACCAATTCTTTCTTTAACTTGATTATCTGACCCTATCCATTTGAAATCATTATCCTCATAAGTAAATGATTGTAATATACTTAGTTCACTTACATCCAACTCCCTATCTTCCTGATAATGAACGAGTTGTGGTTTTCTTGTAATTGTTGGACATGGTTTATTAGGTAGTAATCTGTAAATATCCCTGGTCTTTGTTGGGAAGTTAGGCACATCACCTGACTTCTGTCCAGGTTTTAAATATTTACTGTATCGTGTGATACTGGAGTTATTAGGTTTAATTTTACCTTCTAAATGTCCAATACTCTTTTTACATGGTATTGGTTGGGTTTTTGGTTTTGGGTGACTTGCAGGTATTCCAAGGTCTTTTCTTACACCTATGAATATCATCCTTTGCCGACTTGTTGGACAGTTGTAGTATTGTGCGTTCATTAGTTTTGCACGAACATCATATCCACTTGCTTTTAGTTCACGTAGGATGTCTTTGAAGATGATCTTCATGTTACCTTTCACCATACCTGATACATTTTCCATTACGAATGTCTTGGGATATAATCCTCTTAGTAATCGGATGTATTCATGGTATAATTGATTTTTGAAGTCACAAAAGTCTCTTGCACCTGCGGTACTGAATCCTTGACATGGTGGTGACCCGTCGAAGAGGTCTAGTTCTCCTGGTATGAGTCCGGTTATGTCGAAGATTTTTTCAACACTTAATTTGTGGATGTCACCGTAATATATTGGTGTATCTGGGAAGTTTTTTTGATATGTTGCTACTGCATGTGTGTCCATTTCGACTGCGAGTAGGACTTCATATCCTGCTAGTTTGTAACCGTAGCTGCTTCCACCGCATCCGCTAAAGGTTGAAATTACTTTGGGTTTATGGTGAATATTCCTCTTTTGGGAGTTCATATCCACACCTTGGGCAAGTGATTGTTGGAATATTATCTGCTATGGATTCATCGTATTCTGGTTCATCTTCAGGGATTATCAGTGATGTGTCTAGATTTATGTCTTCTTCAACAATAGTTGAAGATTCATCATTTAGTTGATTTTCTTGTAATCCTGTGAAGCCTGATATTTCATTTTCATCGAATCCAGTTAAACCTATGTTGTTGAATCCTGAGTCTTTTAATTCTGTGAAGATGGTTTGTAATTTGTTTTCATCCCATTCTCCACTTACACGATTCAGTACTAGGTTTAATGCTTTTTTCATATCTTCAGAATCTAAACTTTTATCATTGTCTGGGAATACCCATCCGAAGCTTTCATTTAATCGGAGTAGGTTTAGTTCTGTGAAGATATTATTATCTAATAAGTATTGGTCGAATAAGACGTCGAATCTTTGATGTCCTCCAATTATTTCATTATCAGATAAGCTGATTAATATTGGTTCCACTATTCCAAAGTTATCAATACTGTTTTTTAGTTTCTGTTTTTCTTCTGTACTGATTTTTCTAGGATTATATTCGGCTGGTACAAGGTCGGTTATTTTTATTTTTTCGATTTCCATTTTTGATGTCCTCCAAAAAAATTTTATACCAAACCCTTATTTTTTTGTCATTAAATCATTTAATGAGCGTGAAATTTATTTTAAAAATAAAATATTTAGAATTTTATATGAAATGAGTAATTGCATTTAGTAATATTCCGATACCGGATATGAGTAATGCTATTATTGCGATTTGTTGTGTGTTACGAGTATTATTATCATTTTTTGTTTCTTTCATGAATTTATCATATAAATCTAATCTTGTCTCAATTGACTCTAATCGATTTTCTAATTGTGCATCATTCGTTTCTGAATGTAATATTAACTTATTAACATTTTTATCTATATTATCAATTTTTTTATCCATATCTTTCAGGTCATCTTTGATTTCCTTTATTTGTTCTTTTTTATATTCGGCTTGCGCTTCTAATTCAGCGAGTTTTTGAGATTGACCCATGATTTGGTCTTCATGTAGGCATTCTGGACTAGGCATCATCATCACCTACATATATTTCTTCATATTCATTTGCAGGGTCAATATCTATGATTTCATCTTCATATTGATATTTAGCAACCATCTTCGTCACCAACTACCACATCATCACTGATTTCATCTTCTTCTGAGATAGTTGGATCAACAATAATATCATCAGTTTCTTCTGGAACTGTTTCAGAATATTGTTCATGAACCATTTGTTCAGCTCTATTTACTCTTATATTTTCAGTCCCTTGTGTGACAATATATGCAGCTATACCTACAATTGGTGGTATTAACCATGCATAATCTGGAGGTATAATTTGAGCTAATCCGTCTTTACCAAGATATGCTATAAACATTGCAATGAATGATATAGCAGTTGCAAATTTTGATTTGTATTTGTAAGTTTCAACCATAATATTACCCCTAAATAAATAGATTATAAAAAATAAAATTTTAAAGCTGTGAGGAGGATTTGCACCTCCATTTAAGGCTCCATGGACATTATTGTCAAAATACAATAGAATGTGACATTTAATTGAAATTATAAGAGACTTTTAATTTTTTTATTTTGCCATGTTCTCCACAGCATACACTTATATGATGAGAAGACCGTAAGGTAAATCTATTTTGAATCCTGCAACATAGTCAGAACTAGCACGGGTGATTAAACCACATATGGTACAGTATTCATAACTGCGGTTTTCACTACGAACAATTGTTAATGTCTTACAGTCAGGACATTTATCAGTATTCTCTACTTCCTCAATTTCATCGTCTTCTAGTTCTTCATTGCACATAGATTCCCAATTATTTGATTTTTGAATAAAAAAAAGTTTTTTATAATATCTTCTCTATTAGTAAGTTAATACCTAGCGGAAACATTAATATTTGAGGGAATATCTTTTTCTAGTTGGAACTAGTTTAAAATAATAAACTATTATATACTAGTAACTATATATAACATATCAGTATAAAATTTTTTTGTTTCTTTTTTTAAAAAAGAAAAGGCAACCATCTAATCATTTATCCAACACTGCAACATAAGTAAAACCATCCTTAACCTCAATAACCAACCTAAAATGAATATAAAACCATCCAGTAATATTAATAAACACTTCACTAGTCCTCGGAGGATTATCTGTATAAAACTCAATACTTGGCCTTGCACCACCAACCTCAATAACACCATCATCCCTTAACAAAACACCATCCTCACCAAGACCAGGTAAATTAATAGTAACCGGACCTAAATTAGTTTCACACTTCAACAAACCATCAACATCACAATCATCAACATCACAAACATTAATCTTAACCATAATAATCACCTTCCCATTCAAAAAAATACATAAAATCCTTACCCACAGGAACAACAACTCTCACATTATTAAATAACTTAAAACAAATCTTATCAGAACAAAAAACAACACAATCTAAATGCCGTAAATTAAAACAATAATCCTTACGCTTACGATAACTACCAGAATCCGTATAAACAGTCTCATACTCACAATTAGTTAAAACCAATTCAGCATCATAAATAACATTCACTTGAGAATAATACTCAGTAATGCTTTTCAATAAATTAACAACTTCCGGATTGTCCAATAAGTCTTTTGAATCAAATTGAACTGTAGGTTTGTTTAAACGAAGATTCGCACCACTAAACATATTATCTTTTACCTTCCCTAACAAGAATGTCATGCTCATCAATAGTATGGTTACGTGGAACAATCGGAATGCGCTGCATAAAATTTTCCAATAATCTGCAAACTATAATTTCAAAAACTTGATCTGTTAAACCATACTTTTTTGATACCCTGTAACTTTGTAATTTTATTTTGCTGTTTTCAATCTTTTTAACATAAAACATGAATGCTAAGATTATGCATTTTTCTGAAGCTGTATGATGTAGTTTTTTAAAGTTGCTGCTGAATTCATCTATTAGGTATCTGACAAGTTTTTTCTGATTTGGGGATAGGACTAATGTTTTTGCTTCAAGGCATAATTCATCAAAGTCATTGAATAATTCTAAGCATAATTCATCAAATATTAAATGTCTGTTTTTTCTTTTTTGTTCATATCTTACTTTTCTGTTTGTTTCTTTGCTTCTTATTTCTCCTCTGACATAGGGCTTTTCATATAATCCTAATAAATATTCTAAGCTTCTTTCTTTCATAAAAATCACATGATTGAATTTTTTTTTGGTTTTAATTTTATAATTCTCCTATGCATCTTCTTTTAGCTATTACTCCTAATCGAACCCAATCTGTTTCATCAGGATTAGCTTCAATTACTTCGTTGATTATTCTTTTTACTTCATCTTTATCAGCACATCTGTATGCATCCCAGCAGGTGCGAACATACATGTGAACTTTATCATGCATTTTTATCAACTACTTTGAATTGAATATAATAAATTCTTGTAAGATTATCTAAAGTCGGATAAATGTTTAATAATTCATTTTTTAATTCTTGCGCAGTTTTATATCCTTCTAAATTTGCATCTTCCTTGTTTAAATATTTGAATTGTTTATATCCAGTATCTGTAATTTGTATGAAACATTCTTTTTCAGTTCCAGGAAATATTGCTTTAACTATTTCATCTTTTTTGAATTTTTTATTGTGTTTTCTGATTGTTTGTCTTTTAATTCCGGAAATAATATCCTGATAATATTTTTTATTGAATTTTAATAATTCATACATAATTTTTTATCTCCTGTTTTTTTCATAATGTTGGCATGCTGTGTCATTGAATTTTATTTTTAAAGTTGGTGTTTCAGATGGTTCTGCTCCATCCGGTTGTGGTTCTGGTGGGAATAGTTCATCTACCTTGCTGCAGTAATGGTAGAAGTATCCATCGGTTGTTGTTTCGGTTCGTGTGTAATGTTTGCATTTTCCACAAATGTTAACCATATTTTAATCCCCTTTAACATCAACATCTTGGATTTTATCTAATCCTTCAATTGCTTCCTTCATTATTCTTTTAGATTCTTGAACAACTGGATTGTCATTGTTGGCCATCATTTCATCTTCATATAATCTTTTCAAATGAGTTAAGTAATCAATAGCTTTCACAATATCTTCTGAAGCATTGTGTTTATGTCCTGCACGGACAGTATATTTAATCACATTTCCTTTAATGAAACCTATAAGTTCTTCACGTGATAATAAACCTTTTTTAAATGCTTCCAATGGACTTAATCCATTGCCTGCATAATAGTCCGGTTCAGCTAATCTTTCAGTTGGTTCATTTTTATGTTTTTCTTCAAGTTCTCTAATACTTATTGGAACATCAGTCATATTATCATCTTCTTCTTTATCAAGCACATCCCCTAAAACAACCATATCTTCGTTTAGAGGTGAATGCATATTTTTTATTAGATTTTGTTTAAAAATTTCTAATTCTTCACCACTCATCGAATCATCATTCTTATTTTCTTTTACCCATTTTTCAAACAGTTTTTCAGTATCCACACCGGTATTTGCACCATTCTGATTTAATATTTCCGCAAATAATATTCGACCTAATTCTTCATCACGTAATGCATCATTTAACATAAAACTAAACAACTCCTAAATCAATTACCTCATCTGCATTAATAATACAATACTCTAAAATTGAATCATAATTAAAAAAAGCAACAGTACCATTGCTTTGACTTATTTTAATCCAATATTCATCAAAATAAATCTCCTCCACTTTACGTAAATAAAAAACAGTACTGGCTTCATGATAATTTAATTGGAAAGATAAAGCAAAATCATTAATCTTTTCCTTAACCTTATCCAATACTTCTTTAACATTATTTATAATCAAAGGAGCTCTTTCATTTATCCCAATTTCCATTATAATCATATCCTTTTTCGATTTATTGCACGCATAACAATACCTGCAGTTTTACTACCAATTCCTTTAATTTCTTGTAAAGTATTATTATCTAACTTTAACAAGTCATCTAAATCATATAATCCTAGATTATCAACTATTAATTCAGCAGTATCATCACCAATATGTTTAGTTAATGCCAGATAATTGAATGCAGGATTATCAGTTTTCTGTTTTAATCTTTTCACAACATGTTTATTATCAAGACATTTTCGGGATTGTTGTCTCATGAATTTTATAGCTCTTTCTTCTGTACTGCATTCTTTAACAGTGGTGAAAGTGTTTAATCTTGCTATTGCTCCATCATAATTATCCCATCCAAAGACATATGCTTCTCCATCAAAACCATCAAACATTTCATGTTTCTCCAGGTCACTTGCAACTACTATTACAAAATGGTATGGGAAATTTGTTGTTTGGTCGATTGCTTGGTTAAATATGCGTTTGCTTTCAACACTATCAATGAAATCAGTTAATGTTTTGTATTCAAAGCATACTTGATTATTGAATATATAATCGCCTACTAGTAATTCTTTTACAGTTACATTGTCTTGTTTGGATTTGTAGTAACATGCTGCTTTTCTGATTCTGTCATCGTGTTCACGATGATCTATCTGTATATTGAAATTTTTTATTTTTCGTGACATGGTTAATCAGTTTCTTCAAGTCTTGGTGCTAATAGGAATTTTAATGCTCCATCTCCAGTTATTAATTCAAATGTTAATTCTAATGGGATATCATCACCCAGGCTTAATATGCAGGTTTCGCTTAATCCGCTTGCTTTCATCATGTCTTTTAGTTTTTCAAAACTGAATAATGATGTGTAAATGTCGGTTACGTGTTCGCCGTGGAGGTATTTTATTTCTCCGTCTCCGAATGTTCCGTCTGCTTTTATGATGAGATAATCTTGATTTACTATGAATTTTATTTTGTCGCTGAATATGCTCATGTCAGTTAAGGCATCTTTCAAAACATTGGAAGGTATCTTTAAATTAACTGGATGGTCAATCTTTGGAGGAGTTGCCGGTTCATAATTCATATCTATTAATCGAAGATTAAATTTCCTTGTTGCATCACCTTCAAAGATTAATATTACATTACCCTCATCTACAGTAAGTCGTAAAATATCTGATGTTTTGCATTTTTTCAAAACTTTAATAAACTCAGAAGTATCAATATTCAACTTCTCAGGAACACTACAAACATACTCATCAAACAAATCTTTAGTTAATTCCATATTAACAAAAGTAATATGACTACGGTCCAATGCTTTTAAACGAATACCCTCTGAATCACATTCTAAAACCACTTCATCAATAATATTACTAATACTTTCAAAAATATCTTTAAAAATTTTATTATTACTTAATTCTAATTTAAAAGTCAATAAACTCAACTCCTTGCTCTTCTTCCTTTTGGATTGGATTTATATGGATTTTTACTCCACTTAATTGGATTATTAGGTCGTTCATGCTTATTCGGAATAATAACTGCTCCCACAATAAAATTCAAATCAATTAAACATCTATCACCTTTCAAAACATTACCCTGCTTAAATGAAACATCATGTTCAGGTTCAATAATAAACTTCCAATAACTCTTTTCAGAGGACCTTTCTTTATCTGTGAGTAATCTAACTGCTTTATTTTCAGATTTAGCTTCTTGAATTAATTCATATAATGCAGTTGAATTCATAATCCCTTAATCCTCATTTGATTCTTCTTCTAATTTACCTACACTAAACAGGTATTTAGTTCTGATTTCAGTTGTGTCCTGCAAATGATTTTCAACTATTACACGATTATTAATAATCAATGATAAATTAAACACATCACAGAAATCACCTATTTGTTCCAGGTTAAATAAGTCACCATTACATGTTAATGTTACTGTGCCTTGATCTTCAAATTCAATATGGAAATTTGATGTTTCACCTACAGTTTGCAAATAATTTTTCATTGCATCTGTGATTTTAAGGTTTATTTCAATCATTTGAATTCGCACTTTCCTGTGTTGTTCGATTATTCTATGCCAGAATTTAGCATCATTATTTTCAGTCATTCATCATCATCTCCCTTCTGATAGATATCTTTAATGGGAACATCATCAAATTGCTCTAACCATTGACGTTCCTCTTCATCCAAAACAGCCATATCTCGCTTATAACATTCATTAATATAAGCAATGGCCTCATCTTTTTTTTTAGTTAATAATGCTTTCTTATTTTTGATAGCATTTAACATTTGATTAGCAGAATTCATAATAATATATATTGAAAAAACTTTGAACTATTGTAACACCAATAAAATAATATTATGTTAAACAATAAGCTATTCAAAAGATTTTGTAGAGAAAGAAACATAAAAGAAAGCACCGCAAGTGGTTATGAGTCAGCATTGAAACATTACATTAAATTTCATAAGAAAAGTTTGGATTTTTTAATGCAGGAAGCAGTAACTGATGAAAATGAAATGGTTCCTTTAAAGGATAGGAAAGTTAAAAAAAGATTGTTGAATTACAGAAGTTATCTGTTAAAAGGTAATAATTCTCCGAATACTGTGAGAACATATTTCACTAAGGTTAAAACTTTTTATATTCATTTTGATATTGAGATTCCTCATTTGCCTGATGCTAAGTATGAAAGATTATATGAAACTAATTATTTGGATTTGCCTACTCATGAGCATATTCGTCAGGCATGTGATATTTGTGGTTTGGATTTGAAAAGTGTTATTCTTTTTATGAGTTCTTCGGGTACTGCTAAGGCCGAAACTTTAAGCATTACTGTGGAACAATTTGTTAATGGAACAAGACAATTTCATAATGGTGGATCATTAGAACTAATACTGGAAACATTAGCTCATAAAAAAAATGTTATTCCAACTTTTTATTTGAAACGAATTAAAACTGATAAATATTATTATACTTTTTGCAGTCCTGAAGCTACACGATATATTGTGAAATATTTGCAGACTAGGAAAGATTTAAAGTTGTCAGATAAGTTGTTTGATTTTACAGCTGCTAAATTGTTGAATAAGTTTCAAGAAATTAATGATCGTATGGGTTGGGGGTTTAAAGGCAAATACCGTTTCTTTCGTGCTCATACTTTGCGGAAGTTTCATGCTTCCAATATTGGTTTAGCTGCCGAATATATTGATGAATTACAGGGCAGGTCTAAAAATTATGTTCATAGCACATATATTAAAACTAATCCTGAGAAGTTGAAAAGGATTTATAAGTCTGCTATGCATAATGTTTTGATTTATAATAAGGATGATGTTGATGTGGTTAATCAGGAGTTTACTATTGTGATTAATGTTTTTTTATCTGGTAAGGAATATAATATTTTATAGAAAAAATAGGGAGGAGGGAAGAATTGCACTTCCACTTAATCCCCGTACAATATCCAGCCACAGTTCCAACGTCTTTCCTTGATTATTATTTATTACTTATTAACCCACAGTAACCATAATCAAAGTGGGATATTCCCATAGGAAGTCGTGCCTAATTACACCAACTCCTCCTTTAAAAGTAAAAAAAATTAATCTTCTTTTATGGTGTTAATTTCAATAATATTATCCAAATTAATAGCTTTATCGATTGGCGGGATTATTGTTGGGTCTTCACTACTTTCTGGCCAGAATAATAAATTTTCATGAATGCCAACAGGTTCATCTTTATTGATGATATATTTGTTACCATTTAATGCTATGAGTTCAGTATTATGTTTACCATAATTTTGCTGTAATACTTCCATGAATCCTTCATCAGTTGTGAATTCATAAATATGACCTAATTTATTTTGGATATAGTCTAATATTTGGATTTGATTTAGAAACTTGTTTGTAGCTGTTTCATCTTCTTTTTCTTTAGCTTCATTTAGTTTGTCCATCAATTCCATTCTTTCAGTATTAATAATGTTGATTATTGTTTTTGCTTCTGATTTCATTTAAAACCACCATCCACCGATTGCAGTATTAGTTCCACTATATTTATTAAAATTGTTATTAGTTGCATTAGATTCATCAATCACTTCTTCCACACTTAAAATATTTGGGAATGTGCTGTAGAATGGTTCTCTCCAACCATAATATTTGATTTTATAAGTTCCACCAGTTTTTAATTGATTGAATAAATCTCTTGTATTCCATTTACCAAACCAAAAATTTTCCTCATTTAGGAATGATTCACCATCCGTTGTTACCATAAGCAGATCATCTGCACTATCAACAACTATCATTCCATGGTCATTTTTTTGGATATTAGGTTTGATTTGATAATCAGATACAGTTATTATTTTTTCCTGGACTGATGGTACTTCGTAGTTATTATGCCAGGTCATGCTTGCTAATCCAAAACCTGCAACGACAATAATACTTCCCAATATTATTAGGATTATTTTATCTTTAGTGAATCCATATAATGCGATTATTATACCTATTATTAAGGGAATTAAAAGGTATCCTATTTTAGTTAATCCTATCATCCACCATGATGGAGGTACAAAAGTCATAAGGTTTCATTCCTCCTTGTTTAAGTCTTCTGCATTGCTTACTTCAACAATATCATCTAACATTTTCACAGTATTATAATAAGCTCTGATTAAAATAGATGGGTCGCTTAAATTCAGATATTCTGGTGTTACTCTTCCAAATCTTCCTTTACCTGCCATTACACAATCAGATATCATTTCAAAAACATCAATTAATGTCACATCTAATGGACAGTCTGCATTTAAGTGATGTCTTTCTGCATAAATGTGTCTTTGATACCATGGTCTTTTTTTGAATTCATCATCAGTATGTTCTGATAATACATCTTCGGCATATTCATCGAAGTAAGATATTTTTGTGAAGTCATGTTTTAATCCGGCTTCGTGGAGTTTTCCTGCGAAGAAATCCATTCCTTTTTGAACATCTTTGATGTGTTCTTCGGTGGCATCGTATAGTTTTTCTTTTGTTATATCTTCAGGTGCTGTCCGACTGTCGGCATATTCAGTATTTTTGATAATTATCTTTGATGTCATAGATATTATTTTAGTGATGGTTTGGAAGTATTGTAACAAAAAAAGGTGGAGAAGAATGTTCAAAAAAGGTCATAATATTTTTTTAATTTACATTCATTCTTATTACAAATTACAAGCCACATTCCAAATTCAGTAGATAATGGATTAAGTGGATGTAAACAATAACTTTGAACCCCTAATCCTTCTTCATATCTCCTCATTCGATGTTCACAATTAATCCATTCTGGCATATCATAATCTTCAGGTAATTCAAATTTAGGTTTGATTACTTCAGATGATTCATTAAAACAATTTAGAACAGATTTCATCACTTGCAAATCTAATAATTGAATGTCAATTTCACATTCTTTTTCTAATATTTTTTTATGTTTGAAAACGGGACTTTCAAGAATACTCATAAATATTTTTACTCCCTATTTAAGATGCTATTTCTATATTCTTTCATTGATTCATATTTTTCTTTTAATTTAACCTCAATGATTTTATCTGAATAATGATGATTAAATGGTTCTAATAATCGATTATCACTATCATAGTTCATAAAACTCATAATTTCATATCCGCAGATTATATGGTCATTAACTACTAAATCAGTTAACATATCTACAACATGATAATTTTTAACATTATCAAATACATTCTTAAGTGATAAGTCATTATAACCATAATAGTCTTCTCCCCATCCTTTACTCATTGCAAGGTCCCAATATTTTTCATATAATTCTGAAATTGACCATGTTTCCCATTTATGGAATGGTTCTGCATTCACAGGAACATTAAGATAAACGGGTGAATGTAACTGAATTAATTGTTCTTGACATTGCGCTGCTATTACTTCAGCATGCATATCTGCTTTTTCACCTATTAGATTTGCTAATTCATTAAATGTTTTAATTATGAAATGACTTTTTGAATGATCTAAAATTTGTTGTTTTCTTAACTCCATTAATTTTTCCGGTGCATTTTTAACTAATTTTTCAAAGATGTTGTCTAATTCTTCAGCGTTATTTATTTCAGGTTCGTTATAGGTTACTCTTGGAAAATCTTTCATTGCATCTATCCCCATAATTTAAATTCTGTTGCAATTTCTTTTAATAATCTTTTTCGTGCTGCTGTTTCACTATCATAAATATCTGTTCCAGATAAAGGTTTGCATTTTTTATATTCTTTATTTATGAATCGTCGCAAATTTTTTCTGAAAGGATTATTATTAGATATTCGCATTTTATTTGTGTTTAATAAATTTAGAACATAATCTAAATCTTCTTCGTTTAAAAAGGATAATTCAGGGTATTGTCCTTGATTGTCATGTATTTCTAATTGTGCTGCATTGTGGAATTTTTTGAGTTTTTTGAATCTTTCAGTCATATCCATTACTGTCATATTCAGCTCCCCCCATATTCTTTTTAATTCCATCATGAATATTAATAAGTTCATTTGTTAATAATTCTAATGTGTTGATTCTTACTCTTTGCCTATCTATTGTGGCATGTGAATAATTTCGTTTTTCATAATATTCTAATAAGCTTTCTTCATCTCTTATTTTAGCTTTATAACGATTTATTATTGTTTGATATATTAGGCATTGTAATTCTTTTTGATCTGTTATGATTTCAGAGTTTTTTAAGAATTGATTTTCATCGTTCAACTCATTCAATCTATCAACAACATCTTCACAAGTCAAATAGCAATCTGCTAAATCACAATGATTATCCCAAAACTGTGGGTGCCCCCTCTCCCAATTAAAAGAATATCGTTTATTTTCAGTCATTGATACACTTCCTCTTTGAATTCTTCTAATGCTGTTTTTTTAATCCAGTTATGTTTGCTTCCGCAACCACAAGCACTTAATTCATATTCTTCTGATTTGGTTTCATATTCACATATTTTACCATTTAGTTTTGCTTTGATGTCTATGTAATTGTCGATTTGTTCTTGTTGTTTTTCCAACAGTTCGGCTTGTCTGTTGATGCGTTCTTCTAGTTCTTTGATTTTATCTTCTTTATTGTTTAGTGTTTCAATGATTATTTCTGCTTGTCTTGCTGAATGGGCGTATGCTAAGTGTTTTCCATTGTCTAGTATTTCCCAGTCATCTTCTTTTTGAGTATATCTTTTAGTCATTTTATCAAATCCTTTACTGGACTTTTATCTGAAATATGGTCATTAAATGATTCAACAAGTCTTGTTAATGCTTGTTTTAATATTGCATTATCTTCTTTTAAATCTTCATTTTCTTCATCTAAACTCTTAATATCTTGACTCATTTGTTTTATATGACTATTCAAATAGTTTATTTTTTTAATAGCGTCATCTCTTCTTTTTTTAAGTTGATGTGTTTGTCTTCGATAATATTCCAATTTTTCTTCAAGAGTCATTTCATCCATATTCATTTAAATAACCCCTCTGGATGATTTTTAATTACATGATCCATTCCTTTATCAAAAGCTGATTTGTAATCTACTTCTTTATTTTTTAAATCAATTTCTAATTCATCTGCAATGTCTCTAATTGTAGCTCTTAACATGTCATATGCTTGATGAACCATTACATTATCTAAATTTTTTTGTCTTTGACTATTCGCATAATTATAATGTTTTTGTAAAGTTTCTTCGACTTGTGATTCAAATTTATTTAATTCATTTGCGAAAGATATTTTATCTCTGGTTAATTCATTGAGTTTATCAACAACTTCATATGCTGGTAAACTTTTACCATTAAGGGTTACGCATCGTGATAATCCTTTTTCATTAATTCCATATTTGTCCATGTTAATTACTCCATTTCCTTTGTAATTCATTATCATCGTAGATTACTTTTTCTGCACAAGTATCATACTGACTAACTTCACTGACTCCTAATTCAAAGTACAATAAACACATGTCATTTTTGGGAACATAGTTCTGACAATTTAAATGCACATTTGATTTGCAGTTGTCACATGGTCCTTTGTCTGCTTTATTCTTACAGTATAATTTGTTTTTTTCTTCAAAACGATATCCACAATCCTTAAACACAATCATTTACTCACCTCAAAATGGTTTAAGATTTCTTGGCCTCTCATAACTATAAATAAGGTTTTTCCACTTGTTTTAGTGATGATAACATCTGCATTGTCCAATTCATCAAATCGTTCAAGCATTTCGTAGATGTAATCAAACTTCTCTTTAAACTCAGTTACTTTCATTCTTATCACATCAATTTAGTTTGTTTAGTGGGTTCGCAAGGAGCTTCTGTACCCAATAAATATAAAAATTTCTTTTGAAGTAAATCACAGTAACCCCATTGTCCATCAGCACTTCCTACATAATTTCCATCATCATCAAATATGCCATGGCTATGGAAACAACTTCTTTTCCAATGAGGACAGTTTGTTTCTCCTTGTACCCATTGGTTTTGGCTGCATTCTTTTATGGGTTTGATGCTCATTCTAAATTACCTTCCTTAATAATCTAATTGCCTTAATACAGCTTTAATCCTTACTAATGCACTTGTTTTTTCATCTACTTCAAATTTTAAATCTCTTAACATTTCATTAAGGTCATAGCATAATTTCTTCATATCATCTTCATTTTTAGGATTGTAAACTGTATGAGTTGTTTCATTTACTATTTTCTTTTGTTCAAATCTAAAAGTCATTCTTTTAACTCCTTAAAACATTCTTTATTCAAATTTTCCAGTGATTCCGCATAATGGTCATCATACATGCAAAGGTAAGGTTGGGAGTTATCCAAATCCACAGACAAACCCTCACAATCAACACAATTCATTAAATCACCATTTAAAATAACTGACAACATTGTAATCGCCTTTTAATGCTACGATAATGTTTTCACCAGTGGATTTAGTGTAACCTATTTTCACATCTTCAAAGTCAATGTTTTTGTCTTCCAGTTCTGTTTTCATCTGTTCAACCTTAGTGTAGAATTGTTTGAAGTTCATTGTTTAGCCTCCAAATTCAAACTTATCACATGGACATTTACTGCATTTAACAAGTTTTCCTGCTGTACGGTCTTCATTCAGATATAACGCACAGTACCCAACAAAACCTGATGACTCGCTGGTGTTATGTTTGCAATCCTTGTAAGTTACTGGTCTATGGTTCATTCATTCCACCTCATCTGTTATTCTTGTTTCTGTTTCGTATCTCATGGTTATTGATTCCTTAATTTTTCAAGATATTCTTCATTATCATATGCAATATATTCTTCCAGGACTTCAGGCAGATCATTAAAAGGTATCCTGTATTTTATGCATATGGTTCTTAATTTCAAAATTGTCAAGATAAAATTTCTAATCTTCATTGGGTTCACTTTTTCTCATTAAATTCCTTTTTAAGTATCATAGCATCAGATGCCATTTGAGCTTTGAATCCTGATGTGTCTGTTAAGTATTTTAATGCTACTTCTAATTCCATTAATTTTTTATACAATTCAAATCTGACTTTTTCTAAGTCATAAGTTGTGAAGTGATGTGCTTCATCCAGAATATAATTTAAATGCAGTATTTCTTCGCATAAGTCTGTTATTTCTTCAAAATTCATTTTTATAATCCCTCATTGTAATTCTTCACTTATTTTATCTAAATCCAAACCAGTTTCAGCTTTTAATAATTGTTTATCTTTTGCTGTTGGTTTTCTTTTGATTTTTAATCGGATTTCAACATCAAAAAACTTATTATACATATCTACTGAAATCCAATTGCCAATAGTTGCACCTTGATTTATTCTTGCCATTAATAGTATCCAAAAAAAATGAAACATAGATACATTCCGTGTTAATAATCCGAAATAATTCTTTTCAGTCATTCACAGTTCCCCTTTTTATATTCTTGATAACAATAATCTAAAATCTCCTCATATTTATCCAAAGTCAGATTGCCCTCATCGTGTAACCAACCACTTATAATAGCAGTTCTTTTTTGTGAATGTTTGATTTGTTGTTTTAACTCATTATTCTCTCTTTCCAATTCTCTGCGACTATATAATTTCCTTTCTTTACATTCTTTTAATTCAAAATCTAACTCTTCAATTTTATGCTCTAACTTCTTAATTATATGCCAAAACTGTTCAGGGAAAATACGAACATTATTTTCATAGTAATATTTCCCAGTATCAGTAACTTCATAAGTATACTTATTATTCATTCTTGCAACTCCTTTTGCAGTTTTCCTTTTGTGTCATCTAATTCATCGCATTTACTTTTTAAACAAAAATTATTATATTTTCTACAGTAAACTACACCGGTGGAGGAGTTCCTATGTTTACATCTCCACCAGTATCTTCGTTTAGTCATTCTAATCCCTTATTCTCCATCTTTTAAGTTTTTAAATTCACTTTGCAAGTCAAGATATTCTCTCCAAATTTTATTATTTTCTTTGATAAGTTTGGAAACATATTTATTCTGCCACAAAGTCCTTACATCATTTGCATAAACCCAAGCAGACCTACACAAAAAAATAATTACGGGAGGAACAATTATTAAGACTAATAAACTCATTAAATCAAACTGGACAATAAAAGTCATTAGACATCACCCACTATAATAAATACTAAATTCAAAACTGTTACAATCTGCAACAACTTCATCTGCATCTCTATCAGACATATCTTTTTGACAACACATTCCATCAAAATATCCGCATTTACCACATTCAAATTCATTCATTCCAATCCCTCTTTAAGCTCATCTAAATAAACAACTTCTTTATGATATGCTTTTGCGATTTCATGTTCCAATTTACAACCTCTCGCATCTTCCCAACCATAACCCATAGCAAGAACATCAGCCATACTCATGAAAAATATTGATTCACTTAAACATTCTAACGGAGATTTCTGTTCATGATCTTCAACTATAGAAGAGATTATTTCACAATTATCATCACCATAATAATCAAATAGCAGGTTTGCCATTTCATTTCTTTCAGCATCAATTTCTTGTTTTGTTTTACCATTCATTGGACTGCTTAACATGATTTTAATTTTACTCATTTTTCTTCCTCCATTTTATATTTTCACTATATCCACCTAATTCATCGATTTTATCACATAAAGCATATAAGAAATAAATTAAACTATATGCATCTTCTTTATTTACTAATGGAACATCTTCAAATTCATGAAGAAAATCTTTTAAGACATATGAATAAGAGAATTCATTATTCTCTTTGTCATAATGTCTTTTTTTAAATAATACAAATCTTTGATAATAATGGTTACCATCTTGTTTGAAATAATAATCATCTGCTTTTTTACATCTCATACGATTATCACAACAATATCGATGATCTGCTTCACAGTATTCGCTACCGTATTCCATCATATCATCACATTCCAAACTCATTGTTAAATCCTCCAATTTACTAAATGACCTAATTTCTTATTGATATACTCATCGGAATATCCTAATTGTCTTAATTCTTCTATTTTCTTATTAATCCACCAACCATCTATGCCCACATCTGTTTGAGATGTTATAGTTGACTTTTTAAGATGTCCAGTATGTTCAATCATCTCCTAAACTCCCATTTATATTATTTCAATAACTTTACAGAACATTGTTCTACTATCAGGTATTTCTAATGTAACTGTTTGACCAACTTGAATGTTCACATAATCTTCCATGCTAACAGGATATTCTTGGATGATATAATGAGCGTAGGTTCCTTTTTCTCTTTCACTTATCACATACATTGGATTAGCATAATTATTATCATCAAGAGGGGCGTTTCCAGTTCCCATGCCTACAATGTGTTTACTGTCCACTCTCATTGTTACTTCTGTTGCACATACTGTTCCGATACAGAATAATGCAACAATTATTAAACAGAATAGTAATACTATTTTTTTATTCATTTTACTTGCAACTCCCTTTTCAAATCTTGTTCTGTTTCTTCTGTTGACAATCTTTTAATTGTTCTTTTAATTCTTTGTTCTCTTCCATTAATTCCACATTGAATTCTGCTAATTCATCTCTTTGACGTGTTCGCCTGTTTAACCGGCATTGTAAACGTGATTTTTCATTAGATAACTCATTCAATTTATCACAAACTTGTAATTGTGATAATTCAACATCATTATCAAGTATTACGATGAGATTCTCATTATCAGTTGTTATACCAAATCGTTCAGTTTCAGCCATTATTTTCCCTCTTTGAATTATAACATTTCATCGCTTCTTCAGATAAACAGAATGTTCTTACATTCTCCCGTTTTCTAAGACAATACTTACATTCATTCAATAATACATGTTTACCTACACATACACCGCTACTACTCCCTTTGAAATGTGTTCTACCCCAAAAATCATCATTAGCATCACAATTCTTGTTATGTTCATACATATCACACTCACTATCCAAGATTACTGCTTTTTTCTTAAAACAAAACACATAATCCTTATCCTTATCTAAAACAACAGTATTATTTCGTTTTCTACTGAAAAACATAATCTTTACCCCTCTTTAATCATTTTATTAAAATCATTCACAATCCTCCAGAAACTTGCTTTAGGACTGTCATCAAAATAACCATCATGACAATTAAGCAATTTCCGACGTTCATTTTCAATAGCTTTCCTAAGAATCATATCTACAGTTTTACCGCAACGTCCTGGAGTATAATACGTATAACCTTTATCCCTTATTTTTTCAAATATTTCTTTACGAAGATCATCTAATTGAATTATTTCAAATTCATCTTTGTTTGGGATTATTCCTAAACTGCTGGGATAATTCCACCACCTACAATGGATAGTACCCACATCATCAACGGAGGTTACTGTTCCAATGGTTCCTGGTGGAACTGGTGTGGAGTCATTCATTTTAATTAATTTGATGATTGTGCCTTGAGGATATTTTTCACGAAGTTCGGCAATTTCTTTTTTACTTGGCCAATTCATAATAAATCACCAGTATACTCTCCTTGTTTTCGTAATTTCTGTTTTAGTTCAAAATTTTCTTTTTCAAACTTGTGAATATAATCACTTGCTTCATCAGGATTTAAGCATAATTCACCAATTTCTTTTTCAATTTCATGTACATCTAACATTCCTCTAAATGCTAATTGTTGTAATTTAATTGTTAAGAAACGATTTTCCATTCTTAAATGTCTATTAACCGCTTTTAATTCAAGACAACGTTGTAAATCATTACTTGTTTGGTATGCTTCCCTTTGCAGTACAGATAATTTAAAACAGATTTCTTCTAAAGAGTATTCTTTATCTGTGAATCTGTTTTTGATTTTACCATCCTGAACATAATATTCATCTCTCATTTAGATGCCTCCTCTGCCATTCTTTCATAAAAATCTACAATTAAATCATCTTCACCGGTTTCATGTAATAACTCTTCCAAGACATTGATTCTTTCATTGAACATGTCTCCTAAGATTAATGTGTCTTGCTGATGTTTTAACTTGAAATATTTTTCTAATAATTCTATGATTGCATTTTTGAATAGGTCTTCAACATCTTGAGATTGTTGCCATAATCCATTCATGAAATCAGCTAATTCTTCTGCATCTTCCAATCTTTCAATATACCAATCCGGAAACTGTTCCAATTCATCAACAAATAATACTTTAACATCATTACCATCTTCCCATTTAGCTTTGAATCTTTTATTTTCATATTTTTTAGCCAAATGGTTAAACTCATAATCTTCACATATATCGGGGTCTTCAGTACAAGATATTACTGTGTTATAATAACAATATCTGCATTTTTCATCAGTTTTCATAAAACCCACCTTTCTAACTTTGTTTGAACTTCCCTACGATGTAAAACTCTTTTAGAAATGATAATAGCATCACAATAAGGTAATGCTAATAATTGAGTATCATTTACACTTATGCAATCTTTTTTAAACTCTTTTAGTTCATCATCTTTTGTGAAACTTGCATCTGTACTGATTGTCCCATCCTCGTCAATAGTTACCAGAGAAACTCTTTCATCATCTTGGATTTGTAATTGTAATTTTTTTAATTCTTCAACTGTCCTCATATTTGTCCCTCTATTATCCGCATTGCTGCTTTTGCAATTAACCTGTTAATCTGCTTATTATTAGTATGAATTTCAATTACAACTTTGTGGAGTAGATTATCATAGATATCTACTCCGGAATTGTATTTTGAATCAAGTATTGTGAATCGTTTAAATGTCATACTTCCTCATCGGTTTCTGGGATTTCATCACTGTATTCTATTCTGTTTAATATTCTGACTTTTTTATCCGGTTCAACTAATTCAAAACCAAAAGGAACAGCAATAAAATCTGAAAATTCTTTATTGATTGCTTCTCCTAATCTCTTGGATATTTCATCAATATTTTTATAAAGTGCTACACCATCCCCTCCCTCTATTCTTAATACTAGACCATATAATATATCATAATCACTCATAATCCCACAACCTTTTTAGCAGCATCTAAATCATTATCATAAATGTGCAAACTGCTGCAATTATAATACAAACCATTATACTGGAGCAAGGGATATTTTTCTTTCAATGATTCAACTAATTTGAATCCAATATAATGAATGAACATCATATTACTTGTCCATGCTCCGTAACAGTCATTACTTCTGAAGATAATTGTTAATGTTAACTTATTATTTCTTATTAATGCTTGAATCCAATTAAGGCATGGGATGTGTTCTTCAACTCCATCTAATCCACAATTATATAAAGTTGCAACTGCACGATTACTTCCAGGGTTTTCAGTTAATCTGTATTGCATGATTTCAAGTTGATCCACTTGTACAACTTCACCAAATCTGTCAACAGTAGTATGATTTAATAATCTCTCAGGATAGGTGTAGACGAAATCTCCTCCATCAATAATGAATGAGTCATCTAAGCTTGCTACATAATCATGTAATGCTTCACCGTGCATTACTGCACCTTGGATATCAAAGTATCCTTTTTTGATTAAATTCAAATATTGTTCTGTTGATAAATCATTAGACAAACCATAAGCTACAGGAGCTGGTAGGAATTCATGCACTCCAATTATTTCATGAATTAAAGTATCATCTTTAGTATGTGAATGACCTTCTTCAATGATTTGCAATAATAGTTTTTTCCATGTTTTTTCCATATTCATTCTTCCATCTCTTTAATTGTTAATACTCTTCCAACATGCATTCCAACAATAGCGTAACATAAAAATAAAGATAAGATTGTGAAGATATTATATGTGGTTGTCCAATTGATTAAATAGGATAACACGAAACATAATATCATCACAACCGCTAATGCTAATGCAATTTTATAAAAGTTCATAAAATTAATCCTCATAATATCGTTGTTCGTTTTTACTAGGAACACGTTTAACATTCACTTCTTCACAAATACGATTAACTTGCTTTTGTTTCCAACCAGTTAATATTAATTTATCTCTTACTTTTTTAGCATCCTCCAAAGAAGAATATATCCCAAAAAAATAAGTTTGGGATTTGATTTTCTTTTTAATATGATAATTTTGACCTCTTTTTTCAATGTAACTAAAATCAGGGTCTCTGCTTTTAATATCATCTGCATTGAATAAGATTTTGAGATTAGTGTTATGTTTTTTCAAACATTCATCTAATCCCATTCCATTTTGCAAATCACGAGTTATTGCTTCAGGAATCATAAGTCTTGCTCCCATTCTTCACAGTATTCTGTTTCATCCACAAAATTCTCATGTTCTTTGCAGTACATTCCTTTGGCTCCGTTGAGTTGGAATCTTGTTTCTGTTTTTTCACAGCTTCCACAACAAGGAACACGGTTCCTTAAACCTTCTAATTCATTTGCATATCTTGTAATGGGAATTGGATGATAGTAACAATCGGAATGTTTGTCGCAGAATTCTAGTGCTAAATTTTCATCGGTTACGAATGCAACGTGTTCATCAAATCGATCTGGGAAAGTTCTTTTGATTTCATAGGTTATTTTGTTACCCGCTTGGATTAGTCTGTTTAACATTCCGCAGATTGAGTTTGCATCATCTTGTGCTGGAGTGTAATATGATCTTCCAGTTTGTTGATTGATTAGTATGTAATGATGATTGTTTTCAAGTTCTACATAGAATGGTCCCATCATTTATTCCACCTCTTCTTTATCTGCTGTTTTGCCGGATGTGTTTTCAAATAAGAGTAATTTATCTGGTGTTTTCATTCCTGCAAAACCATGTTCGTCTAAGTGTTCTTTGGCCATTTCATCTGCTTTACTCCAATCCATTTTTCCTTTTTTAACAAGATCATAGTTATGTACATAGCATAAGTGTGCTATGAATTGTAATGGTCTGAGTATTAAATCGTTGCAATGATTTTCCATACATTTAACTGTTTTCCGATGTTTTAAACAGGTCATGTCACAAAATTTTTTATCATTGACTTCGCTGAAAACGCAATCAACACACCTATAAGTCATTTAACTCACCTACAGTTTTTCCTTTCAAACTTGGTAGGATAGTATAAACTTTTTCACCAAGTTCAGTTAACTTGTATAATCTGCCTTTATGAGCCTCCTCATTAATGCAAACCACTATATTATGGTCTTTTAATTCACGTAAAGTTTTACTGATATGATTGCTTCTTACATTGCAATTTTCTGCAATGTATTTAGGAGTCATAAAGTTATATTCATGAAGAACAGTTACTGCTCTTTCACGATAACTTGACATTAGCACATATGCTGCTAAAGATAATATTTCGTTTTCACTCTTCATTTTCTTCCCACCATACTTAACATTCGATTTCAATTGGTTGTCCTAACCATGTGTAATCTGAATCATCAAATTCAACTATTCTGTTAAAATCCCAATCACAGGCTATGCAGATATCTCTTTCATGTTTGGCATCTTCATAGTTATCGAAAGAACCGAAATAGTTCTTTTTACCGTTTAGTATTTTGATAACATGGTAATGTCCATTTTCAAAGATGATGTATCTGTTTGCTTTGAAGCAAGGGTTAACCATCCATTTTTTTCCAATATAGTATGCTCTGTATAATTTTGCTTCTTCAAGGGTGGGGAAACTTCCCCAGTATAATAATACTCCTCCAATTCTTTTTCTGATTTCAAACCATCCGTTACGGCGTTGGTAAATATATTTTGGGATTTTTTCAAATGTTTTACTGGTATCTTGATAGATATATTTCACCATTCTGCTCCCTCACAAGTTATTGAAATTATTGGTATTATTTCACCGTCAGAATCTCTGATTCTTTTTTGACTTGGTTTTGGTAATAATTCAGGCATTGCATCTGCGACATTACGATAAAATCTTTTATCCATAAACTATTCACCTTTCTTTGAAATGGAATTTCCAAACTTCCTTACATCCCTCATCATCAGGGATGATTATTTCTGTGTGATGAATGCGGACATTTTTTAAACTGAATTCATCTTCAAATTCATTAATGTATTGTTTGAATTTTCCATCTGTAGTTATGGTAATATGATCCATTGTTAAACTTTCCTCAACATCAATTGGCATTAACATTAAATCGTGTTCTTCAAACCAATCACGTACTTTGCTCTTAAAAGCTAAATCTTTACTGAGTAGTTCAGATTTTGCTTCTAAATATTCTGAATATAAACTCATAATTTCACCTTTTCCATTTTTTAAATCTAATTCTATCTCCAATACTTACGAATTGGATGAAACCAGTTTCACGGTCATTGCGAACTGCTTCTGTTAATTTTTTATAAACTTCTTCTGTGACTGTTAAACTAGTATTATTAGGACTGTTTTCTTTTAAAGCATCGTAAAAACTTGAACTAACACATATGCTGTCTGTGAAATCATTGTTTATTGTTAAATTTAAACGAACAGTTTCCAAACTGCATTCTCTTTTAAATTCAACTACTGCCATATCATCATAATCTAAATCAAAGAAATCAGACCATGTTGATGGTTTATAAGTGTAAATCCATTTTTCCTGGAATCCATCACCATAATTATTCATAGTTTTAAGAGATTCTTTTTTAATGGAACATAATTTACATTCAAAGGTTTTACAGAATAAATCATGCCATTTTTTAGTCCAAGTGTTTTCACCCATAACTTCAACGTCTAAATAGAAATTGTAGCCATGGTATGCAGCTAATGCTGTTACGAAAATGTTAATCATTTCAGGTTCACCGTTTTCTTCTCTCCAAAATTTCATTTCAAAGTTTTGGAGATCATCATGCAATAATCTGATTGCATCATTTAATTGTATAAAATTATTATTCATGATAATTCACCTTTTATTATGCATGAAACAGCATCCATTAGTGGTAATTAATTCGTCAAATAATGTGCAGAGATTTTTATAACGATGAAGACAATTCACACAAGATTTATGCTCTTTATTTTTTTTAGAGCTCATTCTTTCACCTTGAATTGTAAAACATATTTTTCAAGACTAATACGATTATCCAATAATTCTAAATCTTTACGAATAAGACTAGTGTTCTGTTTAGCTAATTCATAAGTATCAGTTAACTCAGGATATTCTTCATCAATATAAGCTTGAATCTGTTTCTCTGTTGGACTTTTACTTAATTCATATTTCTCTTTTACCATGTCCGGATTTAATCTAACTTTATTAGCTTTGTGAGCTAATTCTAATTTTAAACTAACTTCACTATTCACAGCATCTTTTAATTCTTTAATCTTTTCTTCTTTATCTTGCAGTAATTTATCAAAATCCCACACTGCATTTATATCCGTATGTCTTAATGGAATATGTTCCAAATCAGTCATTATATCACTCCTAAACCTTTTAAACTATTAACTGCAACAAGAATGAATAATAAAACATTTATACAAATTAAACCAGTAAGGACATAATCGCCATATTTATAATGGAATGAATCCTCAATTTTCATCTGCAGGATTTCCTGACAGATTTCAACTTTTTCATATAATGTTTTTTCCTGGTCTTTTGTAATGACTTCACGATATTCCTCTGGTGCATCTTCACCCAACTGAACAACTAACTCTCTTGGAGCGCCTTCCAAATATTTTTGCGCATCTCTGGCAAAAACAAGGAAACTTTTACAACCTAACCCTCCAAAAATATTAACTTCATAACTATCATCATCTTTTTCAGGAGACAGTAATGTCACAACTTCCTCCATAGTAGATGGATTAAAGGTTATGACTCCGTAAAATCCAGTATTGAATTTCACAAGTTTGAAACCTAATTCTTTATCCATTTCTTGTGTTTCTAAAATTTTATAATCAGCTGCATCATATTCAATCATAGTCATAAGGATCAACTCCTTTAACATGATAAACTGGGAAATCAGTTAATTTCCGGAAACCATGTTTTTTGATTAAAACATTAAGTAAATCTTCTAACATGTCCTCATCTATGGCATATTCCCAGATACTTTTAACACCCTCTTTTGTGTCCATGATTTCATGGTTTTTACTGGTGTTCTCAATTAATTCCTCACGTATACTGTCACATAATGTTGTAAATTCTTCATCTGTGCATAATGTTTGATGAGCCAATAAGATTCTCTTGTTTTCGTATCTATCACCAGACCACAAACAATAAACAAACATTTAAACCACTCCATTTGCTAATCCATAATCCACACCTTCCAAGAAGTATTCTTCAAATAAATGCAAATTATATTTTAAAAGATTCTCAAAAGCTTCATCAACAACATAAGTAACACAAACATCAGAACTACTTCTAATACCACGACCATAACTCTGCATTAATGGGATGGTGGTGTGGAAAGTATACCAATCTTTATCCAAATCACATCTGGTCTTAACCTCATTTTTATAAACCGGACGAGGAACTTTAAAAATAATCTGAGCAGTACATAAAGGACCTTTAAAATCAACACCCTCTTTAATGGATGGACTAATCAGAATATTATAGACATCAGAAGATTTAAACAATGAAATATACTCATCCCTTTCATCTCCATAAGCAGATAACACATCATAACCCTTATGTTCTAATTCTTCATATAACCAATTGGTTTGATCTATAGAACTAGTATGAATCAAAATATTTTCACCTTTATGATAATTCAAAAGTCCATAAATACCAGTTAAAACTGTTTCATTTTTCCACGCAGGAACAACTTTCCCATTGATATAAGAATTATATTTTGCATTGAAATTACCAAGATAATTTTTAATTACCGGTCGATTCTCAACAGGAAACGGAGATTTCTCATAAATAAAACAAGTATCATTACTATTAATCCCAATCCAATTACAATATGTTTCAGGATTTGGTAAAGTTCCTGTGAAGAATAATCTAACTTCACCTAAACCCAATAATCTTTGAGTATACTCTTTACCAAACAATGGTTTAAATAAGATATTATTCCTTTTATTATCAAACCAATCTTCATGCTTTGGTATTTTCACAAACCATTCACCAGAACTTAAATTATTAATCTTGTGTTGGATTTGCAATATTTTCTGGTCATACTCCAATTCAATGGCCTTGATAATGTTATCATCTGCACGTCCTTGCAAATCACCAACCTCTATGGATTTCTTTTCCTCAAGCTTAGCAATTATATCCTCATGAATTTTAATCCAATACTTATTAGATTGTAATTCTTCACTTTCAGCATCAAAAACATAGATATTATACTGTTCATAAATCTTATCAGGATTAACAGAAAATCCTATAATATCCATCATAATATTTTCAAAGTTATGGCATTCATCAAATATGATTAAATCTCTTTTTTCAAAACGTTTGATAACATGACTATTGAAATAAATACTATGATAATTTGCATTAACATAATTGTTTTTTTGCGCTGCCAATATAGCTAAACGATAAGGACAGTCTGTGCATTTCCAAATCATCATGTTATTAATGATTTCATCATATTCTTCTTCAGAGATATAATCATGAAATGTGAATGATCTTCCATGTTCACCATTGAGTAATTCTTTTTTATCTGCAATGCTCCCATTTTCATTAACTTGTTCAACATAACAATTATCACAGGAAGAGTTGAAGAAACATGGGTAATGTTTTTTTCCTTTTAATTCCACGAGCATTTCTTCAAAATCTTGCATGTATTGTTTTTGAAGATTAATTGTTTTAGTGCAAATATATGCTGAACTGAAACAATTTGCTAATGTTGTTGCTATTGCAGATTTCCCAATTCCAGTACCGGCATTAACAATTATATTCCTGTAACCATTTTTTAATGCAGCATCTATTTTTCGGAAGATTCGTATTTGTGCTCCAGATGGAGTATGCTTTGGTAATGTCCAATATTGTTGATATTCAGAATTTTGAAACCATAATTCTAAATCATCCATTATTTATAACCCTCCTCTTTTTGTTTGTAACTCCCGTAACTCATTATAACAATCACGGATACATCTTTTTAAAACTCTTCTACGAATACGATTCTGTTTCGGATTAAAACCCACAAAAAAACTTTCATAATCCTTTTCAGGAAACTCTCTTTTCAAATTCAAAGCTTCTTCATAAATCTCTTCCAAAACTTTTAACTCATTTTTATAATCAGATAACTTCGCATGTATCTGAATAAACTCATTACTGAGTATGCAATGATTCTGATGAGAACATAAACTATGATGATTATATGGATCATACTTACAGGAGAATTCATTAACACGTTTATTGTGAATCCTATCCCATTTCTGTTGGGAAATTTCCTGGTTAATTTTCTTATAATCAATCATGTTTTTTGACCTCAATATTTTTTAGCGACAAGTTAGCGACAAAAAAATATTGTCGCTTTAATTCTTTCTTAAAATTGTTAATTTAACAAAATAAAGCAGTACAAGTCTTATTAACAGATAGTCAAATTATAGCGACAAAACAAAAGTTTTAGCGACAACTATCTAAACAAGACCATATAACACTTTACAAGTCCATCCAACAATTTTAAACCAATATCCAAAATTTGAGCGACAAAAAATTATAACCATATGCGAGACATAAACAACAATGTAAAATTTTGTCGTTGCCAAAATTTTTGTCGCTATAAAAAAATTCAAAAATTGAATATTCCTTTAAACTTCTTCTTTTACCAAACAAAGCAATAATATTCATTTTTCACATGATGATTTTAGCGACAAACCCATTTGTCGCTTTATGTCGCTTTGTCGCTAAACATAAACTACAGCAAAATACTGCTTTAATTTAACAACAAAAACATCTAATCTGCGAAAAACTATATTTAACTATCAAAATCAACCCAAAATGGTTTAATAATATCATCACTTTGATTTAAAATACTAACCTCCTCATTTTCTAAACTATCAATAGAAATAATGCTCTCTGCAACTTCTTCAGGATATTCATAACGTAAATGTTTAATAGCAAAATCAGATAAAGAAAATAAGTTACTCCAATCAGCATTAGTATCAGAATTACTCATCAAAGCATACATATTACTACGGGAAGATTTTCCAACAACTTTAAGATAACCCTCACTATTCAACTCACTGAAATATCTTTGTAATGATCTCTTATTCAAATGAACATTACCATTCTCATAATAATCATTCACAGTAAAACCAAAATCAAGAGCCTCTTCAAATCGAGTATCTGGTTGATAATCCCACTCCCCATCATGTTCAACAATATCTTTATAAATTTCAGTAGCTTTTTTAGATAAATTATGAGTAATACTTGCTTTATAAGTATTAAATAATGTAACAAAATACATTAAATCAACCGGTGTAGTGAAAATAACCTTTTGATTATTTATTTCAAATATTGGTCGATTAATACTATTGAATGCAGTAATCACTTTCAAAATACCATTGTATTTATCATAATCTCTTTTATAAAATTCTGATTCTCCAATAAACTTAAGAATAGATTCACTATAAGGATTTACAATAGTAATATCCGCAAATTTATATCGTAAACCTAAAACCATTTTCTGAACATTACTTTTTAAATCACACATAGACTGATAAATCTGCTCTGTTTTACTCCCTTTCAATTCCAAACAAGATTTTTGAGCATTAAAAATTTTCCTATTATCTGTTCTAGGAGTGAAAATAAAACTACGAGATAACTCCTGACTATCAAAATCATAATTAGGAACAGTAGTGTAAGTTAAGCACGGAAACCCTTTTAAAATAAGGTCAACAACTTCAAATTCCCCATCAACTTTAATAGTAATAGGTCTAACAAGATGACCATCGGTCTGCAACTCTTTTAGTAAATTTTTAGTTTCTTCAACCTCATCTTGGTCACTACTTCCACCTAAATCCCCATAAACTACAATTTTACCATCATAATAATAAGGATTTGTTTCAGCACGACGAAACATAGCAGGAAGCGTAGGTTTCTTCTCATATATAACAAATTCTTCCGGAATCATAGATAATGCAGTATTTTCTACAAATGTTTTCCCAGATGATCCTTCTCCTAAACCAATAACTGATATAGGATTTTTAAGAATCACTTGACTACAATAACACAAGAATGTAATCATAGTGTTAATCCTTTCACCAGCAGTATACCAATCAGTTAATGAAGCAATATATAATAAAGGGTCCATTTGTTCTTCAAAAATGTTTAATCCATCTTCATAAGATTGTTTATTCTGAGCTAACTCATCTTCTTCATTTTGTTTTTGAACTGCAGTTTCTACTTCCACATATTCATCAACAAAACTTTCTAATGCAATTTTTAAATTACTGAAAATTTCAGTAATTTTAGATTTGTTATATGCATTTGTTGGATCAATGTGTTTTTTGATTTCTTTACCTATGGCTGAATTTTCGGTAAGTTCTAATGGAGTTTTCCCTTCTAATTTACTGACTAATTTCTTTGTGTCATCATAAAAGAAATATTTACAGCCTTTTTTATATGGAATTGCTTTAATAGTATAGTTATCTTCTAATTTGATTCCATAATCAAGGTTCCATAATTCTTCTTGTTCAGGTGCTGCTTCTAATCCCATAGTACTTTTTCACCTCCCGGTCCAGTTGATTTAAAAAAAATTTTAACCACCAGCCCATTTATTGGATGCTGGTGATTTTGAAAGTTGGATAATTACTGTCAGGAACTTCAACCTGTTCGACAGTAACTCTTTTACCTTCAACAAATTTTGCAACATTTTTCAAATTAATTTTTTTGAAAATGTTAATCTCATCTCCAGTTTTAGGGTCTATGAGACTTTTTGGGTCAACAATACTCATAATTCCAGTTAAGAAGTTCCAAAGGTTACGATGGAAATCAAATCTTTCTGTTGGTTTTTGAATACGTGTTGCAATACCATTGTCCTTAAATTTAGGACAGTTAAGGTAGATGTCTAAGTATTCACCAACTTCAACGTCATCATCAACCATTTTAGGTTCTGGGTGTTCATCAACTAATCTGACTCTCATTTGACTGTATTTTTTAATTTCATCATCTCTTTCAACAATTGGGAACAATTCAATAACAGCTTCACCGCTGAATGATTGACCTTTAACCATATCTGAGAGGTAGTATCTTGCGTAGTCTTCTAAATCGTTTTCTTCAGTTCCGGTTTCCATTCCAAATAATTTATTTAAATCGGCCATAATAAATCACCATTAAATTCATATTTCATTTTTTTAGTTTGTCATTGATTCAGGCATTTCTTCATAAGGTGTTGAAGAATACCCTGCTAATTCCATAATCCATGCAAGAGACAATCTGAAAGCTTTTCCGGTAGCTCTGGTAATTGCCATACTGTATACTGCATGTTCCTCTTTTTGTCTGCCTGATGAAGTTGCAATAGCATCTCCTTCACCAACTTTAACTCCACGTCCATCAATCAAATTGACTTTTGCCCTATAACCAAAACGAGCTTTGGTTGGGAAAGGTTCCACAGATTCAATTTCAACACGTATACCAATCATTGTACCAAGAGTACTCCAACCGGATACAGTTACATAATTGTTTCCACTTATGGTTTGAATCAAATTCTGTGATTCAAGAACACTTTTCAATGCATCTGCTACACGAGTAGCAATTACTACACGATTAGCAACACTAATCATAGGATTTAATACATCTGCATCAATCAATTGACGATTATCCGGATTAACAGAAATTAATTCACCATCATCATTGACAGAATCTTTAATATGTGATTCAATGCTCTCATCGAGAACTGCATCAAAGATTTCCTCATCAGATGGATCATGTTCAGTGATGACTTCAACTTTTGCACCACCAGTTTTCTCAAAGTCAATTGTGTCTTTGTATTTTTTATTTTCTTTTTTGATTTCACCCATTTCTTCAAGGGTTTCTTGAATAGTAGGTTCTGGTTTTTGCATACCCATAATATTATTCCTCCATTGCAATTTTTTCACGAATCAAAGGAGCACTAGACTCCATAATTTGATAACAATAAAATTCTAAAAAAACATGTTCTGGTAACTCTTTAGCATTATCCGGTAATCTTCCACCTTTGATGTGAGCTACAAGTAAAGTGTCTCCTGGTCTAAGTGAGATGTGCTCAACATTGTAATTAACATTTAAAATGTTTGCTAAAGCTTCATTGTTGATGCATGAGATTGCATCATAACTGAGAAACTTGAATTCTTCTTCAGTTAGTTCATGACATCTCATGTCCCATTCGCTTCCGAATGAGATCATGTTTGGTGACCAGGAAGTTCCAATAAATTTCATAATTATTTTCCTCCTAAAATTTGACTCATGACAATTTTGTCAGTGCCTTGTAGGTCTGCAGTTTTTGCTGCTAACCTTTCATCAAAAGTTAATCCATCGTTGGGATTGTTTTCATCCCAACAGGATTCAATTAATTCAGTCATGTTATCACAGGACTTTTTAAAATCTTTATTCATTAATTCACACTCCTATAAGATATCCTTCAATAAGGTCAGGTGCTTGTTCATTATTGATTAGGTAGTTACGTTCGATGATTACTTGGGTTATTGGTAGTTGATGGTCGTCAACTGCTTCTTCAATTGCATCGTGTACATTTCCTAATGTTATTGTGTCCAATGGTATTCCTTTTCTTTCTAAGTATTTGCATGTGAGATATGCGTCATGAATTGCTTCTGGGCATTGAATATCTTCGATGTTCATTACTTTCATTAAAATCATCCCATCAGTTTTATACTCCTGTTGCGAGGAAGTTTCTTAATGCTCCTGATTCAACAGCACATATCCCACAAAGCTGAGAGATTAATAATCCAAAGAGTATTAATGCAACTATAATACATAATGGGAATAATATGTATGCATATTTGATTGCGAATGATTCTAAAGTGTCTTGGAAAGTTTTTTCTTCTATTTTTCCTAATCTCACTGGTTCCATATTTTACCACCATACCTCTGGGTTTGCTCTTATGATTTCGAGTTTTTCATCGAAATCTGAGAAGTCATCTAATAATGTTGGGTCGATTAAACATGCTTCTGTTAAAGAAACTGTGGTTAACCGATGTGTTTTTAAAAAATTAGTTGCTTGTTCCTCAGTTAATTTTCCTAAGAACTTATAGGCTTTGCGTTGTGCTTCGTATCTTGGAAGTTCTCCTTTTTCGATTGCTTCCAATCTTGCTACTTCCCAGGTTAAATCAGTTATTTTTGATTCAACTTCAAAGAATTTATCTTTGATATCTTCTAATCGTGGGTCGTTGAAGTTGACTTGATCCATTACCCATCTTGGGTATGTTGGGATTGTGTCTTTTACACGGTAGCCTATTTCCATTGCGAGTTTATCCCTTTTCAGGTTTAATGCTCTTAGTGTGGATTTTTTATCCATTAGTTCTGAGGAGGGTTTTATTGAAGTTGCTTCAAATTCAAAAATGTTTTTTATGGAAGTGGAGTTCATTCTATCAACTCCATACCATAGCCCAGGAAGTGGATGTTGTCATTATAATAGGTTGTGACTTTCATTCCTGCAATTTCAGCAAGTGCTGCTATGAATGTATGCACATCTTCAATGGTGCCTTCAGGTTTTTCAGATACAACATATCTGTGATTGCCGGCATGGTCATCTTCGATGTCAATAGGGGAATCAGTGATTTTTCTCACTTGTTTAATTGCATCTGGGATTTCATATGCTGCACCGAATGATTGGTCATTTTCATCAATGATATGAAATTTACCATCATTTTTGAAGTCTAAATAAAGTTTATCGAATACTCTGTTGACAATTAGGTCTGGTTCAGAATCTGAGAAGATAGTTGCATCAGATACTATTCTTGCAGATGCAATGGCTTCTTCACGTGTTTCACCATCTCCAAATGCAAACTGTTCATTATCAACTACTTTCCAACGGTTATCGATATCGTTGAATGTTAAAAATAGTGCGGTTGGAGCAGGCATGTTTATTTGCCTCCTAATAAAGATTTGGCTAATGCGTGGCCTGCTTCTTCTTGTGCTTTAGGTGATAAATCCCAAAGTGTTACGTTTTGTAGCCTTTTTGTTAAAGCTGCATTTTCTTTTTTTAGTTCTTCAAAAATAGGTTTACATTCATCGTATTTGATTGCTTTATCAAATAGTTGAAGTAATCTTTCTTCGTTTCCGATGGCTTGGCCATCGATATATAATTTCTGATCTCTGATTTCTAATGTCACGCTTTCACGTCCATGATTTTTTTGTGAAGTATGTTTTCTCAGGTCCGCCAAAACCTTGGAAATTTACTTCTTGATTTAATATTATACTTTGTCTTATTTAAAGTTTACTATATTATAATAAAATCTTAAAATCTTATTTAAATAAATATACTTAACTTTAAATAAGATTATTGACAAATATAACACATGTAAGTTACTAAAATAAGAGGAGGAGTAAAATATGACAACTGTTAGAATGGTATTCGACATTGATGAAGATTTAAGAACAGAAATCAACATCATAGCTAAACGAAAAAAAACCACCGTTAAAGCTATCATGAATCAACTTGTTGAAGATTATGTGCGTGAAAATAAGGAGCAAATTTAATTTATACAATTATTATATTTTTTAGAATAAGAAGCTTAAAATTATAGAAAGCTAACGCTAATATATTAAAACTTCGCATTCTGTCTGCGACTAATTTAAATTTACTGATATTTGATTTTACAAATAAACATAAATTTAAATAGTATTTTAACCAAATATAATAAATGGTTACAAAGATACTTTCACGTCCATGTGTTCTTATTTTTAGTAACCTGCAGTATAAGATGTGTGAGGTGCGCCAACACCGTCGACCACATCTTTATATTGCGAATGTTACAATTATAATATCTATTTTTTCAATTATTTATAATCTTGTTTTACAATATATTCTGGTAAAATATATTGTATATTTTCCCATCTTTTTCCAGGTGATCTAAAAAATAACTTTTTAATTGAGACGGTTTTTTTGATGGTTAATAATACTTATATTTATTGAATATATAAACTTTATTATTTAATAAAATTAAACAATGTTCAATTATTTTAAAGAAAAATTTGAAATCGACCCATATGTTTTTCTGATTTTCTGTAAACAATAAAACAAAAAAATAGCATGAAAAATAGTGAACTGTACAAAAAAAATTTAACAAAAAAATAAGAAAAAAATAAGAAAAAATAAAAAAAGAGAAACTAATCATTCATACTTGTATATTCATTAATAACATTCAAAATACGTTCTTTATGATTATACAAATCAGAAACTTGCTTAATATCTACTTTCTCACCAATCTTACCACCATTTTTAGTAAGAGTGATTTCATCGTAGAATTCAACACGAAGATGATTCTTATTATTAAAGTACAATCTCACAATAGGGAACCTTTGATTGTCATCAAACAAAATATTACAATAATGCTTACGGTCACGCATTGCAACACGGTCAGCTTCAATAATCTCTGAAGCAATTGATTTAACAATAAAATAAGCATCCCTTTCTAATTCCGTAGTGATTACACCATCTTCATTGTTTTCTTCTTCAGCTTCAACAGCATTATTATCTTCCTGTTCTTCTTCATTGGAAGCTACTGCATCAGATAGAGTCTTGTTAATTTTTTCATTGATTATTTCAGAAATAGCAACAGCAATAATGTTCCCAAATTTCTCTTTCACATTCTGTGTTAATATTCCATCATAAACTTGTTTACCTATAGCTTTGATGAAGTCTTCTGATGGGTTTTCAAATTCAGATAATAAAGTCTTTTTTATTAGGTTGCGGTATTTTAGATTATCTGCACGTGACACAACTTCATCAATATCAAAATTAACTTTCTTGAATTTCTCTAATTCTTTAATATCTTTTTTAGTTAAGTTTAATATGTCAATGTCAAGGAATGGTTTTTCATCCATTCTGCTATTGTCTTCCCCTGTTGTGAAGAATTTGTATTCTATTCCGTTGGTTAGGATTCCTATTTGGATGTCTGTTATGCTGAAGTATCGGAATAATTGGGAGATATTGTCTGTGTTTAGTTCATTGGTTGCGGATTTACATTCAATAAATATGATTGGTTCTCCATCTTCTAGTATTGCGAAGTCTACTTTTTCTCCTTGTTTTGTTCCAACGTCTGCGGTGTATTCTGCTTTTACTTCTGCGGGATTTGTGGTGTCATATCCCATTAAACGTAGGAATGGTGTGATTAATGCTATTTTGCTTGTTTCTTCACTATCAATGTGTTCTAGTTTTGCAGGGATGGTTTTTGTGAATTCTTTTATGTCATCTTCAAATGTCATTCGTAGTCACTCCAAATTAAAGTATTATAAATCTATGGTAATATGTATGTTGTTTGTGAGTATAAATACTTAATAGAAAATTCTATGATGATTTTGTGATGATCTTCCAGGTAATAGAAAAAAAATAAAAAAAAAGATAAAAGCAGATTTGGTTTCGATCTCTAGTTTTTATAGTTTAATGTAATTCCGCAGTTTGGGCATTTAGGTTGTTGGCCTTTGAAAGATGCTCCGCATTTACTGCAGGTGTAAGTTTTTGTTGGATTTGGAAGTTGTCTTGAAGTTGTAATTGCTTTGTTCCGGACATTTTTATTCATATGTCTTCTTGTTAATAAAAGAATTACGATGAATATTATTAATCCAGGAATGTTTAAAAATATAAATAATATTGGTAAAAGTATAACAAATTCAAGTATGTAAATTAATAGTTTTCCAGCTCCTACTGATACTCCTCCTCCATGTCGGCCATGCCTGTGTACTTTCATTTGAGTTCCACATTTTGGACATGTATATGCTCCTCTTTTTTCTTGACTTGTGAATCCGCAAGTTTCACAGATGTAATCTTCATAGCTCATAATATTCACCTATTATAAGTTTTGGGTGGAACTATTATTTATATTACCAAGGTAGCCACAATATAAAAAAATGTTAATAAAAAAAGTTCATATGTTGCATTTAAAGTCATGAAAACAGAATCTATTTTTTGATTTGAAGGAATAATTATGCAACATATGAAACTTTCAAGATGTTTAAACCAAAGGAACTATGTAGGTTCAAACCTAAAAAAGAATAGTTTAATCATTTTTCTTTTGAAATTCATTATAAAATTTTAATGGAGTGACTCTTAAATGATAACATAATTTTAAGAGTAAATTAACAGCGTTCTAATGAAACTATTCTTAATTAGGTTAATTAATACTTTATAGTTTATATGGAATTATTGTAACATTTTAAAAATAAGGATTATTTAAAAAAAATAAAATTACGGCCACATAAACAGATTATGCAGCTATAATTTTAGATTTTCCCAAATTTATATAATTTAACAAGAGGTGGTTAAATTAAATTTGTAGTAGTAAAAATTTAACAGTCCTTTTTTTGTTTTGCTCAAACAAAATACTTTCACAAACCTCAAAAAAAATAATAATTTTGAAAATAATTTTAGCTGCGGTTAAACTTGGTTACAATTAAAATACTTTCTAAATTATGGATTTAAAAAGAAAAAAACAACAAAAAAATTATTTCTGTTAATTATTATTTTTCTCTTGAGGTCTATATAGTATATTGTATTTCATACGGAACTATTGTAACACTTAATGCTCACTAATTTGTTCAAGAATACTACTACGTGATGTAGGTCGATTATCTATATCAGATAACCTCTCTTCAATACTTAATATCCTATCATTCATTTCTTTAACTTCAGCTTCTTTTTGCTTATACTTCCATTCTAACTCTTGATATTCTGGACTCTTTAAATCAATATTATTAATCTTTGATTCAATGAGTAAACATTGGAAATGTTCAACATATTTCTTCAAAAGAATAGTTGGATCATCAAGAAAATAAGCTGCTCTTGTTGAAGACTTGGTCCTACCTTGCAATGCATCAATATCAGATTCACTCATGCCTGATTTTTTTAGATGGTTGGAATGGAATTTTCTCATCATGTGAGAACGGAATCTATTGAAACCATCTCCTGCTTGACCAAAATTGAATTGCTCATTATACCTGTAAAATGTAACGGGTAGATAGTTTTCTTCAATGTCAAACAGTTTATCCTCATCAGATAATTTAATTAACTTCAAAGAACCATCAGGTAGTTTTTCAATTCTTTCGGTTAAGAGGTATTCAACGATTTTTGAAACTGCTTCTGGGCTGCAGAATGTGTAGTAATACTTGTTTGTTTTTTCTCTTTTTAATTTGAATGTTGGGATTACGTTTTCCATATCTTTTAAGACATTTAAAGCTTCTACAATGTCTGTTTTTTTATGGAAAGGAAATGTTGCTTTTTTGAATTGACCTATGGTCATTTCTATTGTTTCTTTCCTTGCGCATCCGCTTGATGTCATGAAAACAAGTACTGCCTGGAACCATAGTTTTGCTACGTGCATTACTTTGGATATTTCTTCGTGGGTTGGTAGTTCGTCGAAAGTTACTTCTCCAGGTATGTTGAAACTTCTTTGGTTGGGTTTTGTTAGATCACCAATTTCAATTTCAAAATATCTGTATACTGCAACGACTTGGGTGAAGTAGGTTGATACGGTGTTTTTTTTATAGTTTTCAATCAGATGATGTCGGAATGTTAAGAGTCTTCTTTTTAGTTTTCTTTTTTTCCAAGGTTTGTCTTCTTCTGATTCTGCTTCATCTATTAGTTCTTCCATGGTCATATGGTGGAATTCGGAGTATTTGTTTATTGCTCTGGTGTATAATTCCCTTGTTTTTGGACCATGATTTTTAACTAAAAACAATTCTTCTAGTAATTCATGGTTATTCATAATTTCTATCTCTATTTCTTATTTCTTTATAATGTTTAGAGAGAGAGCATTTGCAAAGTAATATTTTTGGGTGTAATTATTACTTTGCAAATAAGTTTATCATATTTCTAACCATATGGTATATATAGTCTATGAAATATGATAATTAGTGTATTGTTTATCATATTCCATGTATTATAGTATAAATATTATGTGGAATATGATTAACTTTTCTTCTCTCTCTGGTTAGTTATTTTTCTTTTTTGGGAGATAAATAACTAATTATACCATGTTGTACTTTTTTGTACATTAATGTTTTTAGTTAACATGTGTTATATTACACCCATTACAATAATATTTAAAAAATAATATAAAAAGGTTATGATTTCAAAATCAATTTACCTGCAGAAATATCAACACCAACATTATCACTAAGATGATAAGTAACACCATCTACAGTAACAAATTCTACAACATAACCTTCAGGTACCCTATTACAAATCTCCTTAAGAACATCAACAGTTAAATTAGACATAATACTATGTATATACTTTGTAGTATAAAAAAATTTAAAAAAAAATAAGGAGGCTCAACCATTCAGAAAACTCTGAATAGCCAAACCTCCTATTTTCACATTTCCTATATAACTTCCAATGTAAAAATGAAAACAGAATTATTCACCTTAAAATATTTAATTTAATGGAAGAAATTATAGTACTTGAGAAAAACACTCTCAAAAAAATATTATAATATTCTACAAGCTTTTAAATAATATTTTAAATTTCATTAGATAATAACTCATTATAAAAACATAGGTTTATTTTTAAAAATGATTTAGTTTTACATCCAGGAGTTTCACATTCTCTGCTACTTTTCCCAGATGATCTTCCAAGAAAATTAAAATTTCAAAGGCAAAATTCTAATTTTTCATTTCTACAATAACATTATATATCATTCATTTGATACTATTGTAACTATCTAACTGAAATCTTAAACGTGCAATCTCTTCTTCAATTTCCTGACGCTCATCATCCAAACAAGTTAACAAACGAAAATTCAAAGCTTTAATCTTAGCACGAATAACATTACGCTGATTAGTCTCCTTTAACACTTTATTCTCTTTAATAGACAACATCGCAATCACTTTTTATTGTACAAATTCCTCAAACAAGAATTCAGATTCATCGGGAATATCATGCTTATTCCTTGCTTCATTAATTGCAACTTGCTTTTCCAAAACTTCATCAGTAAAACCAAATTTATTTTGCAAAGCAATAACATCCGCCTGCTTACGATTTAAATTCCAAGCTCTAATTTTTTTAATAGGATTGAACATTTTATCATCACCCTTTTGTAATAACCATCACAGATTTTTGACTTATACCATTAATATAATTCTTAAATTCAGATTTTGTACGATATTCAATATAACCACAATAACAACCATTGCAAGTTTGATTACCTAAACTGTTCTGAACGTTAATATTAGCATCATTAACTGCATTAACAACTTCATAATGGCCCCATTGGTTCCTATATAAATTATGTATTACACAGTCTTGATTTTTGGAAGCAAGGATTTTTTTAATTCCATCCCATCCCAGTTCACTGAAGTTATACCATTTTACAGATAATTTCACATTTAATTCTTTAGCTGCTTTTGCAACTGCAGTTTCTAATCCTGCATGAGAACTTCCTGCACTACCAGTTCCGGCCCAACCTGCTAATGTTGCTTGTGGAATTACTTTCCCAGTTAAGTTTCGGATACATTCCTGTAAACTATGAGGTCCACAGTAAACCCCATTGTTTTGACCCATATTATTACAGCCTGATTTAGTTGCATGGCCATATTTAGATTTAGTGGCATTTGATGAAGTTTTACTAGATGAAGATGATGTAGTTGTGAAGTTACTTGATTTAAAATTACAAGTTTCAGGAAAAGTATTCTTATGAGCATAATACCAAACAACAACCCTTGCCAATGCATCAATACTCACACGTGGCCTAACCTTTTTCTTAGACTTCACACTAGTCACATAATTTGGAGCTTGACCATTCTGTTTGATATACTGAATGATTCTTTTGCATTGATCTTTAAAATCAGATTCAGAAATCTTTTCACTAATATTATCTCCAATTGCTTTTGTGCAAGCTTTAACAGATGGTACACTTGCTAAATTTTTATTTGGATTTCTAACGGCCCATGCTAAAATATACCATATTTGAGGCCAAGTATACTTCTTACCTGCTATTGTTATTGTTGATGGTATTTTCTTATTTTTTGCAACATATTCTTTAACAGTAGTAGCTATTGTTTTAATATTAGCAACTGTAAGCGCAACAGTAGTGGTTTTTTTATCTTGAAGTGATTTGAAATTAACTGTTGGAGAAATACCATATCTGAATAAAATTACTCCTTTTGCACCATTACTTATACATGTTTTAGCATCAGTTAGTAATTCGCTTGCAGTTAATTTAGTTGGATTATCATCTGATTTGTAGGTTTGTAATCCGCTCCAAATTTTTGCTTTTCCGCTGAAGAATTTGGTAGTTGATTTTAACCATGAGGTTCCGCCATTGTAGTTTCCTTTGTACTGCATAGGAATTACTGCATCTACAATTTTACCTAACGCTTCAACATCTTGTCCGTAATATTTTTTACATTCTGTTTCTGGCATTACTGCACAAGACAAGAACACTTTTGGATTTTGACTGCGAACTTTTTTAACAAAATTAGTTATTGCAGTTGATCCACCAGAAGTTTTGTATGCATTACCAGGATAACGAAGATAATCTAAATGTATTCCGTTCACACCAGAAATTTTAGCATACTTTTTAATTTCATTTAATTTACTTGTTAAGTTAGCAGTTTTTGGATTAATCCATTTTCCATTATAGAAACATTGCACCCAAATATGCACATTAATATTTTGTGCTTTTGCTTTTTTAATCCATGCAGCAACTTTAGATTCTCCATGAGTTTCAAAAGCATAATAGTTTAAGAATAAATCTGTTACTCCATTCTTTTTTAATGTTTCAAGATTTACTTTAAGCATGTCTGCTCCGAAGACCCAATAACCAAAATTTTTCATTGTATTACATCTCCATCGAATTTATTTTTAGAATTATTTCATATAAAGTCAGATTTGCCGTCCTCTACGATACAACGATTTCGCACAAGATAACAGCATTTTTCAAGGTCATGGTCGCATGTTCTTCTGTAACAGCAACCATTGCAGAAGTCAGTTTTTTTAGTTGTCATCATTAAAAAAAAAGATAAAATAAAAGTTTAAAAATTAATAGGTTTTCACCCTTAAATTACGAATACAGGTACTACCATACTGAGATATAGTTAAACTATTAGCCATATTAGTACGTCCACCAATAGTGACTTTAGAAGCTAATTCTAAATCTTCCCACATGTAAGTCACTCTGTTTTCATAGTCATCGTTTTTCCAAACGACCAAACAAGTGGATGATTCTTTACGCACATGAACAGTATGCCAATCAACACTAGGATTACTACCATTTGCAACAATCTGCCCAGGCAATAAACTTGTTAAATGACCATTTTTAACATAATTAGTAACAGAACCACCATTTCGTGGAGTTCCTGTGATAGGTCCTTCCCAACCACTAATACCCCATCGGATATCGCCACCATCAAATGGATTATCAGGATTAGTAATTAAAATTAAACCAGTATATCTTGTACCCCCATGATTGTAAGCTAAATCAAAAGTACATTCCCATAATCCAGTATTATCCCAACCTTCTGATAAGACTGCACCTTTAAAATAACCAATATTACTTTCCGAATCATACTGATAAGCATTACCATTACTACCCTGTTTAATAACAGCAGTATTGGCATTATATTCTGGTTTATAAGTACAATCTTCTAAATGATATGAGATTGTTGGTAAATCTTCAAAACGACCTAAGAAATATACATCTCCTTTATTCTGAGAAGTATGTTCAAGAGTAACTTCACCATTACTATCAGTTATAAAAGAATCATATAATGCGAAAGAATGTACTTCCATATTTTTAATGAGAATCTCATCATACAAGTAGAATAAATAGTATGGGAACCTGCCCTCATTTTTAATAGATTTAATTAATGTATTATCCACAAATATCTCTGTATAATAACCGTCATGAGTAATAGTAAGATGGGAATTATTAGGAACATAATCCGATAATACTTCATTTTGAGCATACGTATAAACTTTAAGTTGACCTGTGATTTTAACAATATCCACATCTAATCGTGAAATTTCATTAGATAATGACCCTCCCAGTATAAATGATGAACCAGAAGATATAGAACGAATCCGTGTCCCTATATAACTCTTATATGCTTCAAGGTTGTATGAATTAGTAATACGATCCACATTTAACTGAGATGAAGATAATTTCCTCTCAACTCTGAAGTTATCCACAGTAATATTCCCTCCACCTATGTTGAAACGGAATTTATAATATGGATCATCAGATTCGTAAACATCATATGTTTCACCATCAACATATAATGTAAACTTATGGATAGTATTGAATTTAACTTGAACATTGGAATTATTAAACGAGGATAAATTAATTTTATCATAATAAGAATTATCATCATTGAATACTTCAAGAAAAACCTTCTCCTGAACACTAATATCAGTTATGTCAAAATTAATAATCATATCTGAGTCTAATATAGTGTTACAAGTGTATGATGCTTGTTGTTCTCCACTGGCAGTAAAACCGTTTAATGTACGTGTTACAGTTAATGCTCCATATTCTGTGAAGAAATCAAAAGCATTAGATAATCCTTTTTTTATAATATTGTTTGATTTATAGATAGTGACCTCACTATCTCTGATTAAATGATTATGCTTATGGAACGCACCAGTTACTGATGCAGTTTCATGGTTATCGTTTTCATCTAAACGATTATAACCTATGAATTCTGGTGTGCTGTTAAACCATACACCATTACACCAGATAGTTGTACCATCTGCATCTAACTTGATAATTCGTTTATTTTCCACCATGAAATTATCAACAATTTTATTATCTAAAATAAGGTCAGCTTTAATGTTAAAAATAGCTGATACTGAGGAAGTGTACTCAGTTCCTCCAGTAGTGCCATAACCAATATTCACAGTAATAGCTGCATCTTTACTACTAATTTCTGGGAGGTATACTTCACCACTTAAAGAACCATTAGCTCTGTAATTAATGCTTACAGGAGTGGGTTCTTCAACTAATAATGCTTCTATTTCATTGATAATAACAGAATTAATCCAAAATCTCATATTATTACCAATAGTATTACGGATATTTACTGTGAATGGAACAGTACCTCCTTCAACAACATTACTGGAAGTTATACTCAATGTTGCCTGCAATTGTGTTACATCAGCCATATTATCTAACTTCCTGGTAATAATCTATAAGTTGATGTAGAATCATCACTAAAAGTGGCGGTTAATTCAACAAGAGAATCTTCAGTAGTTGTTAATTTACCATTACTACCTGTGACAACTGCTTTATTACTATCGGAACCTATTGCACCATTAAAATCAAGGTTTCCAATTTTTGAAGCAGTAACTATTTTACCATTATTCCCAGTAACAACAAACAAATTAGGATTACTACCAATAGCCCCTCCATTTGTGATGTTCCCATGGTCATGAATTGTTTCAGCTTTAATTTCATATAATTCTTCTAAAAAATTGTTTAAAGTATCATTTTTAGTTCCATTACTTCCTGAAATTTGATTACCATTAAGAATGCTACTTATGTTTTCAGATGAATAAAATACAATCCAATTACTCCATCCAATAACATTTGTACTGTAATAACTACGATAAAAAATACTTCTAGTTGTACCATAAGTAAAAAATAGTTGCCCTATCCCGTTAGGTAATTCAAATACTCTTAACAATCCCCCATAAGTGGTTGGCTTATTTGTATTTCCAGATTGATTACCATACCAGATAAAATAATCTCCAGGAGTAGTATAATCATTAAAATCTATATTAGATTGAACATTATGGTAACCATCAGTTTGAGTCCATTCAGCATCCCATTTATTAGAATCTAAATTATAATTACGGAAATAAGTATCTCTCGCATCATATCTCATCAAATACTGTCTAACAGAATGACTACGAATAACTACTAATGAAAAAGCTTTAACAGTAGGACAATTAGTACATGCAGATGCAATAGCATTTGACTCACATCTATAAAATCCTTCAGTCTTATAATCATTTAGATCAACAGCACTAGTAATCATAACAGATTTTGATATTTTATTATTTGCAGTTGATAATTCTTTTAAATCATAATCTGGCATTTTATAACTCACCTTATTTTTTTTATTTGTTTATATGGTATTCAACAGATTCAGTTTCACCCGCACATTCAACACTAAAAGTGTAGGTTTTATCTTCTTCAAAACTTGTTCCTGCAATTGCAACACCTTTATCATCAGTCATTGTGGTTGCAAAATGATTATCGTTAATGTAGAAGATTATTTGTTCATGTGGTGAACTTGTTTCCGCACGGATTTCTAAATATTCAGTTTCAAATTCAGGTTCTAATTTTTTTGATATTTTTATTTTAATCGACATAGGTTTTTTCACCTCGAATTATGGGTATAAGTCAACAGAAAAAATTGACTATAAACATGAAATTATGTAAAAGATAAGAACAACTTATTAAGTCATAATGTATGGTCAGGTACGGATTATTCAAAATCAATAACAGGTTTTAAAGTTTCCAATAATGCAATTCTCTCAACCAGTAATGAATGGAGGATTAATGGCGAAAGAAGTTTAAAATGTGAATGCTCCCAGAATAATACTTTTGACGGAGTAAAAATTTTTTTAAAATTAGATAATATTGCTGTGACAGTGAAGTTAACAGTTTATAATCCTCAAGATAATGTAACTGTTAGATTACATAACCCCAATAACTATGTTCAAACTATTCTGCCTCTGTCAGACACTCCGTTTGAAGTTGAATTATCTAATAATGATTGTACTTATTTGGAAATATTTAGTAGAGTTATACAAACATTCTATATAGATAATGTGCAAGTAAATATTCAGTAAAAGAGAAACGAAATTTAATAGGATTCAATCTTTGGAGTGGAACAGATTATTTAAATGATATCTCAAAAGAACAAACAGAGAAAACAGATTTTTCATGCACACAAGGATTAAATGCTCTTGAATCATCAAAAGAATGGTCTTCAAATTATGAGAAAAGTATAAAATCCAACTTATCTTCATCTAATTACATAGTATTTTTCCTATATGATTTTGATGCAAATTATTCATACACGGCAAGTGTTGACATCAAAGCAGAATGTAACGGAGCACTATATTTCATAGCAAGAAATAATAATGCTGGAACAAATACAGTAGTGAAATCAGTAACATTTGCAGCATCTGAAAACACACAAACAATACAATCAAAAATAGATTCCAATGAATTCAAAGGAAACGAAACACAATTACAAATAAGGATAGCACATAACTCCTCAGGAATAATTTACTCCGATAATTGGTGTTTACTCACTAACGGTTAAAATCCAATTATCCGTATACACAACTGCATCTTCATGAGCATAATCTTTAGGTTCAACACGATACAATACATGAATAACATTTTCAGGTATGGATAAATTAATAGAATAAGTCCCCCATGTATTTATAGGCACATCTACATACCTCGGGATATACTGCGTAGTATAATAATAAATATAAAGTCGACAGGCATAATTAGAGTAAATATCTGCCGAGAAGGTGATGTTTTTACCTACTTCATTAAAATCATTGGAACTACGATATTCCACATAATATACTTCTCCTAACTTGCTTAGACTCATTTTTAAAGAAGTATCTCCAATGGTATGATACGAGGAGGACAATTCCCTATTTGCAGTGGCAGTTATTGTGAACTCATTAAAGTTTTGATTATAATCCCCACATGTCCAAATATTATGAGGGAATAGGTTAGTCTTATCTTTTACTGAACAATTATCTTAATGTTATCAATGTAACAATAAGCTCCAATTTCATTACTTGTTAAAAATATTGAATATCTTCCATTAGTTACTGTAATATCATTGGAAACAGAGTAATTATAGAAATTATCATTAATAGGGATTTCAGTAGTCTTATAACCTTTATTATATATTTGTATTGAAGTATTGTTATGAGGAGTGTAAATATCACATGAAAAAATAATTCGTTTACCTATATCTTGATCTGTTAATATTATTGGAGTAACACGGAAAATACAATTTCCGGCTAATGAAGTTTTAATTAATTTAAAAGAATATTCACCATTTGAATGATATGTTGATAATTCAATTTCACCATTCTCTACAGCAATATTATTTATATTCTTTAAATAGTCTCCTCCGCTCCAGAAGTTATAATCAGTTAGATTGTTCTTATCTTTTACTGACGAACTAATTTAAAATCATCAACATAAATATACTGTCCTATTTCAGTAGGGTTTATCCGTACACGAGTTTCTAAAAATGAAATTTCAGAAATAGTTAATGTAACAACAGATTTTTTTGGAGTATTAGATTTAGGAATCGTTATACTGGAAGCATTTCCATTAGTTCTATTATATAAAAGTAATTGAGCATTAGTTAATGGATTAAAAATTGTAACTGATGATTCATATGTTCCAATTTCAGCATTATCGAATATTTCACCTATAAATTGATTATATACATTTACTTCAGTACTTATTCCTTTTAAACTATATTCTCCAATGCTTGCCCATTCATTTGAACGAACAATATCTGCTTTGGTTTCTGTATTATATTTAATTGCATAATCACAGCTCCATCTGTCAAAACTATAAAGATTGTCTTTATCTTTTACTGTTGCAATAATTGGAGATTATCTATGAAAACTGTACCATTTACACAAGGGAACATTAAAAGTAATCTATTATAATCTTTTGGTATTGTTCCTGTAATTACTATTGACATTGTTTCCCCAGTTGTGCATGAAACACTACCTACTAATTGTTGATTTAATGTTGAACTTCCTTGCCGAGCAAATAACCTTACTGTTGATGTTTCACCATTATTTTTCAAGTTTACTGTGAATTTATATGTTGTTTCAGATAGTACATTAACTAGGGTATAGAAATATCGTGAGTCAACATTATTTTGAGTTAATGTGGTTGCTTTAAATGATTTATCACCATTGCTACACCATTCATTGCTAACTTCAACGGATACGCTTGAAGCATAGTTTAAGTAACTTGAATTCAGGTAATCTCCACCAGACCATATGTTGTAGTTTAATATGTTTGCGTTATCTTTTACGAAATTAGTTTTAAATTTATATCATCCATAAATACTATCCCTTCACTTAATAACACTATGTGAATGTCTACTCTTTGAATTTCATTGGTAAGTGGGATGTTAATTAATGGGTTGCTTTCACCTGCTGAATTTGATACGGAATATGATGTTGTTTCATTATTTGAATCAATTAATTGTATTCTAAACTGGTTAGTTGTATTGGAGTATATATTTGAGGATATTTGAATGGTTTGGGATGATGATATTTTTTGTATGATTTGAAATCCTGCCCAATCCCATGTGTTCCCATTTAATTTTAAACTATACTCCCCATTGTATGCCCATTCATTTGATATTTCAGCAGCACAATCGTTTCTCTTTGAAATGGGGATTGTGCCAAAATCTCCACAACTCCAAATATTATAATTTAGTAAATTATTCTTATCTTTTACTGAAATGTTAATCTCCAATTATCTATGTAAATGAAATCAGATGAATTAGCATTATTTTTAGTAATTCTATACCATTCTTGAGTAGCATTTTCTGATATTTGTTTAGTAACTTGATATGTTCCTGGAGTATTTGCAGGGACCGTAATACTATTTGAATTGTAATTATTAGTTAAATCATAAATAATTAATCTGCAATTAGTATTAGAATAAATATCAACTGTTAGTGTAACAGTTTTACCAACTTCATTAAACCTATTATTTCCAACAATCTCAACGTACCATTCTGTACTAATATCCATAGGAGTCATTTTAATTGAAGAATTTCCTATAGTAGAATAATCCTTTGTACTAGATAAAGTTGCATTTATCATATGAAATTGAGATAAGGAGTTATTTATTTCACCAGCGCTCCAAACCTCATGAGAAAAAAGATTTTCTTTATCTTTTACGAAATTATAATATTATCCACATAACAAGAAACGCAATCTCTAATAATTAATATTAATTGGAAATTTGATGTAGTTGAAATAATTTTAGAAATACTAATTTTCTGACTACCTTCTTTATTTGGAATAGTCACGTCATTATATTGATTATTATCTACTTCTATTAATCTTAAATAAACATTACTTGTTGAATTATTCAACACATCTAATGTAGCAGAAATTTGTTGGTTACTTTGAAGATCATCAAACCTATTTAATACACATGCACAATAACCATTAATGAGACCAGTTAATTTAAGACTTTGTTCTCCATTAGTAAACCAATCTTTAGATAATTCATAATCCATATTATTAACTGTAAATAATGGATTATATTCCCCTCCGCTCCAAGCGGAAAATGATGCAAGATTATTTTTATCTTTTACAGTATAGTTAAATTAAGATCATCAATATAACATGTTGTTGGATAGTTGGTTAATACGATTCTACAGATAACATAATCATAATCTGATGTTAAATTAGCTGTTAAATTAATTATTTGAGGATTGTTTGAAGGAGAAATTAATATGTTATTTAAAAGAACAGAGGAACTATTACTCATTCTAGCACCATTATATAATCTAACAGTATTATCTGTTAAAATTGTTATTTTAGTGTTAAATGAATTATTATTTGAATAAGGCACTTCAAATGTTAAATACTCCCATTCAGAAACATTATTTTTAATTAATTTTATACAGTAATCTCCATTACTGGACCATTCATTACTAATTTCCCCATAGGGTATGTTTAAGTTTAAATCACCACAAGACCATTGATTAAATGAAACTATCTTATTCTTATCTTTTACTGAATGTTTAGGGTAATGGATTCTATGAAAAATTCATGTATTAAATCTTCTTGTCCTGTAACAGCCCAGTTTATGTTTAGGCTTTGACTGTTCTCAGGTATTTGTTTACTTAATATTACTTTATGAAAATCATTTGAGATATTAATAGTTGCTCCAGCGACCCATTTCCCATCAATACTGAATTGTTGAGTAATATGTGTGTTAACTGCCTGTATATTTGCAGTTACTGTCACCGTTTTACCCCAATCTTCTGCAGTTAAATCATAATTAAAATATAACTGCGTGTAGGCATTGCTTTGCTTATTCCGTACGATTAAATAATCTGCAGTTAAAGTCGCTATTGTTGTACCGTAGAAACTTAAACCCTCCGTATTATTTAAGTATCTACCACAACTCCAAACATTATGAGATAAGAGATTATCCTTATCTTTTACTGAATAAATATCCTAATATTTTTAATAAACATTTTATCATTAATTAATGCTGTATTATTCAAATAAAATCTCACTTCTAATTGGCTGGATTCAGAGGGTATTTGTAAGCTCAGTGTTGATTCTATAAAATCATTTGAGGAAGATATTTGTACACTACCCAAATTATTATTTCCCCAAAATTGTATCGCCCCATAAGAAGAACTAACTACTTTGAAATCTGTAATTACAGTTAACTTGTTTCCTTTAAGTTGTGTGAGAAAATCATTTAAATTAATGCTTACAATACTGTAAGAATTATAAGAACTTACTTTAGTTAAACAAACTGTATAAAAATCATCAACTTTGCTTAATGTAGTGGAGTAATTTGACCCACTCTGCCATGTGAAATCAGATAAATCTTTTGAATATTCACCAGCACTCCATTGGTTAAAAGTAGCAATGTTTAATTTATCTTTTACTGAATGGTTATGCAGATATTATCTAAATTATATGTTCCAATATTCGCACCAGAAACTGTGAAAATACAAGCTAATGGTTCAAGATTAGGAATATTGGTAGTTAATTTAAAATTACCATTAGAATTAATAGGAATACTACTACTATTTAATAAAACTGAATTTTTAATCATTTGACTAATTTGTACTGTATTATCAAGTATATCTCCTGAAAAAGTTATTTTTTTATTTAAATCATCTGTTGAAGGAGTATAAATATATCCTATTTCAGACCAACTTGTTACTGTTTCATTTTTTGTGAATTTTATTGATGTTGATCCAATTGATGATTTTGTTTTATCTATTTCAAAAAATTTTGGGTTTGTTCTGTGAATTTCATTTAAACTATTTGTGAATTCTCCGGCACTCCATAATGTATATGATAAAATATTAGTTTTATCTTTTACTGAGCGGTTAAAAATAGATTATCAACAAAAACAATATCTCCTAAGCTTATTAAATTAACACGAATTCCAATATACTCTGGATTTTCAAATTCAAGATTACGAGTTAATTCAATTGTCCTAACAGTATTTCCAGAAGGCACCCTTACTGATGATCTTTTTACTTCATTATTTTTTACTTCAACTAACCACATATCACATGAGCCATTAGGACAATAAACTTTTAATGAACAGGAAATAGTAGTCCCATTGAAGTTATAAATTGGGAATAATGTCCATACATAATTTTCTGATTCACGAGTTAATTTGAAACTTCTTTCACCTGTAAAACTCCATTCAGTTGAAGAAACTGTTTTTT